ATCCTCCATAATAGTTAGTTATCGTTTATTGAGCGACAGCCGAGAATCCAACCTTTATTCTCAACGCGACTTACGCTCATATCCTTGAGCGTATAACAGTCTCAGTATTCATCAAGTAAAAACTACCGGAATCAAATCCAAAAATTCTAATTCCGTTAACTCTTCTCTTCCCCCCCTTCACATCACGCACACCACCCCTGCATGACATGACCCCTCCCCCCGGAACCAGGCAGCCCCCCATGCTGGGGGGATGAAACGCATCTCCTTTAACGCCGGAGAACTCTCCCCGGAACTCCTCCAGCGCTCCGACCTGGACGCCTTCCACCGGGGCGCCTCCACCCTAATCAACTGGGACGTTTCCCAGATGGGAGGCATCCGACGCCGCAGGGGCATGCTTCCCTTCGCGGAGGCCTGGGAACGTTCCCGCCTCGCCCCCTACATCTACTCCAACTCCGACAATGAACGCTTCCTCATTGAAGTCTCAGGGGATGCCCTGCGCGTCCTCTCTCCGGACTCCGGCGAGGAACTGGCCCGGTTTGACGCTGAATTCGGAGAGGTGGAATCCCTGCGCTGGAAGCAGGTCAACAACCTCCTCCTCTTCACCCATCCGGCATGCCCTCCGCATGTCCTGAAGCGGGAAAACAGCCAATGGAAGTTTGAGCCCTTCTCCTTCAAGTCCCATCCCTGGCGGCACACCGGCTACCGGGACGATCCCGTTCTCATCCTCACCCAGGCGGACGGCTCCTATTCCGTCGTCCTGCCGGACTCCCTCCCGGACGCGGAACGCTCCATGGAAAGCGGAGACATCCTGCGCGCCTCCTTCTACACGGAACAACAGGAAGCCTTCTCCTACCGTTCCTCCCTGCTGGCCGGAGTCCGCAAAACGGAACTCCTCTCCCCTACCTCCTCCTTCGCCTCCGGCGCCAGGCTCGCCCTGCGCGGAGACTCCAGTTTAGCCTACTACGTCTGCATCAAGGATCTGGAAGCGGGCAGCTTCATTAACGGACTCAACGCTCCAGAAAACTACCCGGACAACTTTTTGAAAGCGGAAAGCACGGACGGATTCGATGCCCTTACCCCCATTTCCGGCCTCTCGGAACGCAACTACACCAAGAACGAAAAACTCGTCCTCAAGTCCGGCTACTGGGAATACTTCACCTGCATCCGCGCCTTCTCCGGTGCGGACGACTACGTGGAAGGGGCCGTTTCACCTGCCGACTACCCCGGCCACTTCGTCAGGGGCCTACCCATCGGGGATGCCCTGCCGTGCAAGGGCAACTGGGAATTCTACTGTTCCGGCGGCTGGTACGGCTCCTACGAGGTCCGCCGTTCCTATGACGGCCCCGGCCTGGACCGGGAATGGGAAACGCGCGGCTCCTCCTTCTCCCGCCTGGGCGCTGCCAGCAATACGCTCATCACCGGTACGGAATCCGGGGAGGAATGCCATGTGCGCCTCTTTCTCACCCGCAGCAAATACGTGGATGACTCCCTGGAAAACGGGTTCCCGGACGACACCTGCTCCAACAAGCTCGTCGTCTCCTCCTACAAGCACGACATGCTCCTGAAATACACGGAAACCATGGACGAAGACACGGACGTTCCCGTCGCCTCCGGCTGGCAGTACGTCAGCCCCATCAAGCACGGCTTCACCGGGCGGAGGGAGGTGATCGACTGGAGCTGGTGCGCTTTCCGCCCCGCCTACGGCTACCCCATCCTCGCGGAAATCTTCGGCCAGCGGCTCGTCTTCGCTTCCACCGCCGCCCAGCCGCAATCCCTCTGGATGTCAAAAACGGACGACCTCAACAACTTTGACACCGGCACGCAGGATGACAGCGCCCTGGCCCTCACCCTCTCCACCACCTCCCAGAACGGCATCTGCTGGCTCATGGCCCACTCCTTCCGCCTGCTGCTGGGCACGGCGGACGCGGAATACATCATCTCTTCGGGCAACGCCGCCTCCCTGACGCACGCCACCGTCCGGGTGGAAAACCACGGTTACGTCGGCAGCGCCCCTGTTCCGGCCATCATGGCCGTGGACAAAGTCCTCTACTGCGAACGCGGAGGAGGCCGCCTGTATCAATACGGCTATGATTTCCAGTCAGACTCCTACGTCTCGCGGGATCTCACCGTCTTTGCCGATCACATCCTCGCGCAGGGCGGCGGCGTCACCGGGGGAACCATCCTGCGCAAGCCGGAAGCCCGCGCCGTCTTCACCCTGAAAGACGGGACGCTGGCCCTGATGACCTACAACTCCATGCACGAAGTCCACTGCTGGCACAGGTATGAGACTGCGGGGAAAATCAACTCCGTCGTCTCTCTCCCCAACGGTACGGACAGCGACTCCCTCTTCCTGGCCGTAGACCGGGAAGAGGGGCGGTATCTCGAAGTCATCCGGGACGATGACGTATATGTGGACCATGACCGGCTGGACTACACCTCCACCCTCATCACCAACGCCCTTACCTCCGTAGAGGCCAAAGTGCAGAAAGCCCCCGTCGCCACCGTCCAGGTCTGCCTGGCCGGGGAAACGCTGGTGGACGGCGTGGAAGTCTCCTGCGACGGCGTGCGCTGGGATAAGCTGGACCGCAACGACAGGATGCTCCCTCCCGGCTGGAACAATCTCATCACCTCCGGCCACTGGGATTACGAAACCGTCGTCGGCCTCCGCGTCCGTGGGGACCGCCCCCTGCGCCTTCTCGCCCTCCAGGGCTGATAACCGCCTGTCCGCCTCCCGTATCCTTCCTCTCCTCGCTCATGGAACTGACTCCGGAACAGTACCAGGAAATCAAGACGCTGCTCGATGACCGCAAGTGGCGTCTCAACAACCTCTACTGGATCATTGACAAGGAGGGGCTGCTCCAGCGTTTCTGCATGAATTGGGCGCAGGAAGAACTCTACGACAAGCTCCACTACCGCAACGACATCCTGAAAGTGCGCCAGCTTGGCATCTCCACCTTTGCCGCCATCCTGGAGCTGGACGCCGCCCTCTTCACCCCCAACATCACCTGCGGCGTCATCGACCGCACCCGCCCGGAGGCGGAAAAGAAGATGGACAAGATGCACTTCGCCTTCGACCACCTGGACTACCTTCCGGAAAACCCCACGGAACGGGACCGCCTCATCGCCTTCATCGGCTCCCTGATCAAGGACGAGATGAAAGGGGCGGCCTTCACCCAGTCCGATGTCAAATTCCCGAACGGCTCCACTGTCTATGCCGCCACCTCCCTGCGTGGCGGCACCCTTCAAATTCTCCATATCTCGGAACTGGGAGCCATTGCCGCCCACGATCCCAAAAAGGCCTCGGAAATCATGACCGGCGGCTTCAACACCATCTCCAAAACCGGCATCATCATCAAGGAATCCACCCACGAAGGCGGACAGTACGGCCTCAACTACTCTCTCACGGTGGCCGCCATGGACATGGTGGGCAAGCCCCTCTCCCCTCTGGACTTCCGATTCTTCTTCTTTTCCTGGATTCGTCAGCATGAATACCGGCTGGAAGGCTGCAAGCCCTCCGGCGACCGGGAAATGCAGAAATACTTCAAGTCCCTGGAAAAGGATTACAACATCATTCTCGATGATGAACAGAAAGCCTGGTATGAATCCATGGCCCGCACCCAGGGCTGGCTCATGCGCCAGGAATACCCCACGGTTCCGGATGAAGCGCTCAACCCCATCGCGGCAGGCACCATTTTCGGAAGTCAAATCAACCGCCTCCGGGAACTGGGCCGCCTCACGGCGGAGTTTGAGGTGGACGCCTTCTTGCCAGTTTATGCCGCGTGGGACATCGGGGTGGCGGACTTCATGTCCATCTGGATCATCCAGCCCGGATCGGACGGCAAATTCTACTTCCTGGACAACATCACCGCCAACGGCCTGACACTGGACTGGTACATCGCTGAAATCCACAAACGCGAAGCCCGGGACGGCTACCACATCCGTGACTGCCTCCTTCCCCACGACTGTGAAAACCGCGTTCCTGGCGGCACCTCCTTCCTAGCCTCCCTGGAGCGCGCCGGGTTTTCCTGCTTCCGCATCCCTTGCACCCGGGACCGCTGGGCCTCCATTGACGCCGCCCGCCGCCTCCTGCGCCACGCCGTCATCCACGCCAGATGCTCCGAGAAAACGAATGTCGAGGGCATCAAGGAAGGCTACCTCTCCGGCGTCAGCGCCCTCTCCAATTACAAAACCGCCCCTCCCGGAGCCAACGGCACCCGGAAAACGGAACCCCTCCATGATGTCTGCTCCCACGCCGCCGATGCTTTGCGCACCTTCAGCGAAGCGCACGAAGCCGGTTATATCTCAAAACAACTCGGCTGGCGGCAGGATGAAGTGGAGGGACATCCCTCTCCTTACAAGGGCCTTGCCAAGGGCGCGGACATCCTGTGGTAGAGCGAACAATGACATCTCGGACAACGGGACCGGCTGGTTTTTTTTGCGCCTGGAAGGGAAAAAATGTAGAGGATTCTTGGCGGCGCGTGGAGGATGTGGTAAGGTGAGAGCCTAATCAACCATGAGCAGGGCGTTAAAAAGGATTTTCGTGCATGGGTTCCCGTCGCTTTACGGCGGGGCGGGGACGGAGCTGCACCACCAGATGATCGTGTGGCGGAAGATGGGAATGGATGTCCACCTCATCCCGACCGGGGACGGTTTCTACCCGGAAAGTCTCTATGTGGAACTGCTGCGGCTGGGGGTGGTCATCCACGCGGCGGACGACTGGACGGCTCTGGAGCCGGGCGACCCGGTGATGGGGTTCTGCAACAGCGAGTTTCTGGACGCCATCCCGGAGATCCGGAAACATACGAAGCGCACCGTCTTTGTGAACTGCATGACATGGCTCTTCGACAAGGAGAAGGAATTGATGAAGGAAGGGCTGATTGCCATGTTCCTCTACCAGAACGAGGAGGTGAGGCAGAAGAACATGCCCCTCCTGCAAGGGCTGAACGCGGACCCGTCCGTCCGGTTCATGACGTTTAAGCCGTACTTCCACAGCGACGCCTTCCCCTTTATTACGGAGAGGACGGACGAGTATTTCGGGTGCGGGAGGATTTCCCGCCAGGACGCGGACAAATTCGCCCGGAACACGCTGCAAATCTATGAATACTTCGTCTCCCCGGTGCCCAAGCGCGGCCTCTTCCTGGGATTCGACCACCGGAGCGAGGAGAAGATCGGCAAGCCCTACGACTGGATCAGGACGGCGCGGGACCAGACGGAAGTCTCCCAGCAGGAGTTTTACAAGCACTGCAAGATTGTGCTGCAACCCACGGACACGACGGAGAACTGGCCACGCGTGGGCTTCGAGGCGATGGCCTCCGGCAGCGTGCTGATTGTCGATAACCGGGGCGGGTGGCGGCAGATGGTGGAACACGGCAGGACCGGCTGGCTCTGCGACCATGAGAGGGACTTCATCTACTACGCCTCCCGGATGGCATACGAGCCGCACTGGCGCGACGACATGGCGGAGGCGGCGCGGGAGCGCGGCCTGGAACTCGGCGGGCTGGAAGCGTCGTCCGCCAGTTGGGAGGAAGTGTTCGACGCGATGGCGAAGTTGCCCGAATAGGGACAGGAGGGCAGCGAGTCCCTACATCCGAAACCTTGGGTTCCCCTCAATCACACGAAACGAGCTTATGAACGAGAAGAAGAAAGTTTCCATCCTGGTGGGCATCTGTTCCGGCCAGGGGCTGGAGGAACGGCGCAACGCCGTGCGGGACTCCTGGCTCCGGCACCCGCAGGAGGGCGTGGAGTGCCGGTTCTTCATCGGCGGCGAAGCGGCGGAAGAGGAACGGGGCGATACCGTAGGGCTGGACGCCCCGGACACATACAACGGGCTTCCGGCCAAGGTGCTGGCCTTCTTCCGCTACGGACTTGAGCACTACGACTTCGACTGGATTTTCAAGTGCGACGACGACACGTACCTGGACCTGTCCCGGCTGCCTGAACTGGCGGACTCCCGGTACGGCCTGATCGGGGATGCCCTGCTGGGCGAGCGGAAAGCCCCCAGCGGCGGGGCGGGCTACTTCCTCTCCCGCGCGGTGGTGGAGGAAATTGCCGCCAGGCCGGACGTGCCGCTCACGGGGGCGGAAGACCTCATCTTCGGGAAGCTGGCCCTTGAAACCGGGGCGGAGTACCTGGTGACGCCGAGGCTCTTCCTCTCCAACGTGCGTTACCCGCTGCCGGACAACGACACGGTGACGGCGCACTGGTGCATCCCCTCCGTGCTGCGCGCCATGGACGTGCTGCGTCACGGTACGCCCGCCGCCGTGTACCGGGGCATCCACCCCCACTGGGACGACTCCTTCCTCTTTTACCGGGAGGGGGTGTTCCGGAGGGCATCCTCCCCGGACTTCGGATGGTGGAAACTCGGCGGGGAGACCCGGGACACGCTGACATTGGCCTGGAAGCGGTGGGACCCGATGGAACTGGAATGGAAGGGGGAAAATTTCCAAGGCCCCTCCGTGACCCTGGCGAGGCTGGATGGTTCCCGCTCGCTCTGGGAACTGCCGCCTCCGGACGAAGGAGCGCTGGAATCATTCTGCTAAGAGTAGTGAAGCCTCTTCATGTATGATCAGAATATTTTTAGAAGGCTAAAGCCGTCAGAAACATAGGACGATTGGGAGAAACTATTACTCCGACAGTAGAATGGCTACCGAAAAATAATTATGGCAGTGAAGCGATTTCTTCGATCTTAATACTATCGGAAATAATTCTTGCCCTATCATGACAGCTACTATACCCATATCTATCTGGAACTTTTTCTTTACCCACTAATTCTTTTAGTTGATCAATGCTTGAGACCCCAAAAAGGGGAAGGATTTCCTGACAGTATTTTTTGGATTTAAGCTTTCTCCACTTTTCTTTTTGCTCCCAACCGTATCCATCATAACAATAAGTTCGAGGAAACCACAGACGAAATCCATTATCTAGAAAAAGATTGGATAACTGGAATAGCAATACATCCGCAAAGATCAAATTTTTACGTGTCAGGACTGGCTTGCTTTCTCTTGAGAGTAAAATATCTGCCATATTCGAGAGGTTACGAGGCCGTTGATCTATTTCCTGGGGATAAATTTCTTCGATACTTTTGAGATAAGGTTCAAAATCAAGGAAACGAGATTCCTCTTCGGAATTTCCATTATATTTCAAGAAAAACGTATGATTAATTAGTTGATATACAACTTTAAATTCTTCATAGTACAAAAGAGTCGCTATTGTACATATAAAAAGTTCCCATATAAAAAATAAATAATGATCTCCTCCATATTGGTAAGATGAAGGTTTTTCATGGATTCTATTATAGCAAGTTTCCATAAAGTCCGTTATGAGATCTTCCAAGGAAACCTCCAGAGAAATGATTGTGGAGAGGTATTCCATATACATATCCCGGAGGGGTTTTAGTTCGCTTATTTTATCGACGACCTGCGTACCGGTTATATTTCCGGCTATCTCATATTGGGAAAATTTTTCGATGAATTCATCCCGAAACTGCCGCAGCAGCATATCCTGCTTTTTTTTGCTTCTGCCGTCATCCGACTTGAGCTGCCTGATCATTCTTTCCAGTGAATATAAATTCACATTTTTTTCATCAAGCCACTCCGGCTTGCGGCCAAGAGCCGGTTTTTGATAAGCCGGGCAGTCGTACAAATTCCGCAAAAGTTTTTCATATTCCCGCTCGTATATATCAGGATCGGAAAGGTCTATGTAGATTCGAGTTTTTATATAGGCCGGGCAATAAGCTTCTCCCTTATCATCTTTTTCAAAGATCACAGGAATGAATTTTTCCTGTGCTGCCTTTCCGTAAACCTCGGAAGATATAATAGTTGTTTCATCCCCCACACCGCCTTTTCTCTCATTTGCTTTCGTCGCATAGACTTTATCGCATATCAACAACACCCGCTTGATACCGGTATCGACGACGCACTTTTCCATGAAAGCATACTTATCCTGTCCTTCCTTTAAATCCCACTTATCCCAGATCACTGAAATGCCATCTGACATCAACCGTTCCGCCAACTCGAAAACTTTTTTCTCATGCTCTTCCGTTGACCATGCGTATGAAATAAATACTGTAAGTGATGTAGTAGCATCGGTACTGACCATGCTTTGATTATGGTATTTTAAGGTAATTGCTCAAGCCATTTAACGAGTATCAAGGGAAGTTTCTTTTTCTTCATCAACTCTCTTAGGAGAGAGCCGGTATAGCAGTTGTTATGGTTTTTGTTCTATTTGGAGTCAGGAAAGAAGGCAATTCCGGACGTGACAGCACTTCCAAAAAAAAGATAAAAAGGCGGGATGGAAAAGAGTTCTGACGGTACGGAGCCCAAGGAGATCAAGGCCTATATCTACATGACGTATGAGAACATGCTCAAGGTATTGGCCGGAGGGGCCCTGAAGGTGCGCACCATCGACGAGTGCAACGATCCCTATGAGTTCATGCCCGCCGGACCGGAAGGTGAAAAATGGTCGAAAGAGTATGAGATGGCGTTTATCTGCTTTTCCTCCCTTTACAATTCCGGAGCGATGTGGGGGCATTACGGAGACAAGCACAAGGGAGTATGCCTGGAGTTTACCTTCCCCCTGCGCCAGCTAGATCCTGACCCGCTAGACGTTGAAGGCGAGCCCCCCTATTATATTCTGGATATTGAACTGAAAGAAGACTCGCTTATTCCGTTTAGCTGGAGAAAGCGAGATAAAACCCATCTCAATTATTGTGTGCTGTTTAATATGAAATATAAGAAAGAGCGCCAAAAATTTGATTATGGCATGACCGGAACCAGCATGATGGGTGACCGCCTGATTTGTAATATAGATGAATGTCTCATAACAAAAGATAAGTCTTGGCACTATGAGGAAGAACTGCGGATACTCGTCCCCTTGCCGGAGAAGGATGTTAGGAAGGAGGAGGACTATTTCGTAGATTGCTTCCACAAGTATTTGACGGGGATTATCCTGGGAATCAAATGCCGGAAGGACGCGGAAAGCGTTAAGAAGATTGTCGAACTTTTCCGGAAGGACGGGGACGGTTCTATCCAGGTGTACCAGGCCCAGTATTCCGAAAAGACATTTGACGTTCTCGTTCCCGGGATCGACAAGGCCCCGGGAACCCCCTAGAGCCGGGGATTGATACAACAGCAAAAGAGCGGATTCCATGTACAAGATACTCGTCGTAAGTTTGCCCGGCTCCCCGAAGAGGGAGGCCATGAGCGCCCGGCTCCTGGAACAGGGGCTGGCCTGGGAGTGGGTGGACGGCGTGCGCCTGGAAGCCGTGGAAGAAGCCGCGCCGGAGGAGTACAGCGACCTGGAGGCCTACCGCATTCCGCGTCTGAAGACTGACCCGGACTATATCCGCCGCGCGGTGGGCTGCAAGCGGGCCATGCGGAATGCGCTGGCGTGGGCCGCGTGCTGCGAGGAGGAATGGGTGGTCATCCTCCAGGACGACGCGCGGGTGATGCCGGAGTTTGACGTGAAGCTGCGGGATCTCCTCGGCAAGGCGCCAACCACCGCTGGAGCCGTGATGCTGCATTACGAGGGGAGCGCCGTCCTTGATTGCGGGGAATGGAAGGAAGTCACGGGAGACTTGCGCAGCATGGCCGCCTTTGCCGTGCGCCCGGCGTACGCGGAGGCGATGGAAGATTTCCTCTCCTCCTGGGGAGGCGAGGACGACCGCATCTGGGCTCCCCTTGTCCGGCGAGGCGACCTGATCCTGGCCGCCAAGCCGATGCTCGTCCGGGCCAACCACAAGGGAAGCGACATAACCAGCGGCATTCCGGAACTAGCCGGGTATTGGAAAGGATAGAAAAGAACAGATTTTTTCTTTGCTGTTTTTAAACATCAATGTGCCATATCTGCGTCCCTGATCAGGATTCCGGATCAGGAAGATAAAAATCTCTTATTCCTTCCGAAGTATAAATCGCGCCTTCCTTTCTCGCCTTGAGATATTGGTCATAGTCTCTCAGCTTGCGAATATGAACGATGATGCCCTTTCTGATAAACATGAGATACCCGCCGGGCGAATTTTTAAGCTGAATACTCAGGCCGTCATCTACTCCGGGAATCATACTATTTTCTCCTTGATAGGTATGATTTTTTAAGTCTTTTACGTAGAAATAATCATCTTTTTTTTCATCATATTCCAGTGGTAAGAGTTTTCTTCCAAGAAATTCCCGTCTTACCCGGTACCCTCCATCCTTCAATTTTTGAAAGACGGAATCCGTTTCTATTTTTTTATTTATTTCAAAAAACAGGGGATTTTTCCCATACTGAGCACGAATTTTTTGTATGTCTTCCAACGTCATGCTTGTATAATAGGATCTCATATAACGAGTATCCAAATCGCTTTCTCCAAGATCAATGAATGGGTCTTCCTGAATGATAACATTATATCCCCTGATGCGGTTACAGCCAGCTTCTTCATTCCTGTATGCATACGAGATTTGCCGGGAGGGCCATTCTTCTTCCGGTAAGGGATTCTTCATGGTAGCGGATTCTTCCTTGTCATGGCATGATTGCATACAAACCAGACATAGCGTCATCAATAGGGTGTTGGTATATTTTCTCATGTTTTTTGTTGTTTCTATTCTTCCTTCTTACATGGACAGCACATGTGGATGATTTTTGGAACAGGTTTCTTATGATCTGGCAGCGGTGGTATATGATCGAAATATTCCTGCATTGCAGCAACAGGGTCTGTGATACCAGATACTTTGGTACCGCCAGAGCCTAACTGGCTTTTATAGGTGCCAGGATTATTCAAACAGTCTTCTCCTATTACATGGTAGCCAGGATATGGATTCCCATCCTTATCTTTATCATCTAAGCCATTGATATCATATGCATACAGGACATGCCGTTCCTTGTCGGGATTTTCCTTTTTGCATTCCGATCCGTCCTTGACTTTGCGGCAACCCTCCCCGTTTTGCCCAAATTCTGGAGGAAGATCATCCCCATTGAAAGTTGGATTGAATTTTGATTTTCTATCCAAGGATTCGGAAGCACAGTTGCCTTGAGGATTTCTTGGACCAGGAATACCTGAATTTGGCATGCCGGGTATTCCTGGTTTTCTCGGTTCTGTCGGTTTTGGAGGAGACGGGTTATCAAAATCTGGCATATCGCTCAAAGGGGGAGGTTCACCAAGACGAGCTGGAGCCGCGACATTGCCGAGATAGTCAAAAAACACCGTTGGGGCATTGTGACAAAATACGTAATTGTCAGCGGAGGCTAAGTCCCTTGATAACCATCTGCCTTCCAGAGGATTGTAATAACGGTAATTGTAATATACGAGTCCTAGTTCTTCATCATACATTTCACTACTCCATTGAACCGGGCACGACACAGTTCCCTGTTCTGAGACGGAGCCAAACGGAGCATAGTCGTACATGCCCACCATTTCTCCGTTTGCATTCATAAGCTCTGTTACATTAGCGTTTTGATCCTGGATGCAAGCATAGACGGAACCGCCTTTTACCAAAGCAAGGGGACGGGAATTTTTTGATTCCAAAGGTTCCCACAAAAGAGCGTAGAGGGGAGCCGCCCCATTTAACAGATTCAATGCAGCTATTTGGTTATATCCTCTATATAAATAACGCTCATGTTTGGTTATCGTTCCATTTTGAGTAACTTTTTTAACGAATCTGCGGCTATTTGCGTCGTAACCACATTCTATAATTGTGGAACCATTTGACGAATTGAAGCGAACAGGACGGTTCTGAGCATCGTAAACTACGTTCCAGATGCCAGTGGCGGTTTGAATTTTCGTCTGATTACCATCGGAATCATACTCTGGGACAAAACCAGAAGGAGCAGTCCCAATCAACGTGTATTGATCCAAGGCGTTGCTCGTATACGGAGACGATACACCCTCTTCCAAAGCGATTTTTCTGTTGCCGAAGTTATCATAGGCATATTGGAATAGGGATGTTCCCAATGTCGCTGACGACAGTTCACTTCGTTCATTGTAGGAGAAGGAACATGGATCAAAGGGGGCATCGCCCCGTTTTTGGCTCTGAGACGTTAGACGGTATACCTGGTCATAATCATATGTCCGTACTATCTTGGACAACGAACCTTTAACGACATCCATTTTGGAAAGCAAATTACGATTTGGGTCGTATGTCAGTGATTGTTCCCAACCCCCTGGCATCGTGATCTTCTGTACAAGATTTGTTCCAGCAAGGTACTGATAAGAAAAAGAATTTAGCGTACCATTTACTTTGACACCTGCGTAATCCAGTCGTCCATCCCCCCGGTATGTTTGGAGAGCTGTTAAAATGTGAATTGCACTGTTTCCAGCGGTGAGATCATAACCAGACAACCTTCCCAAGGAATCGTACGTGTTGCAAAGAAGGTATGGGGTATTATTTACCAACGTACTTTCCGTTCCAATAAATCCATAGGTGGTGTAATTTATTTCCCTGATTCCAGTTCCGTCCGTAATCCTTGTCAACCATCCCAAGTGATTGTAGGCGTATGAGACGTCCGGAGTCATGGAATCTGAACACGAGATTGAAACGATCCATCCCGTTTTCGGATCATAGGTTTGAACAATGCTCATACCTCTGGCGTTGGTTATACGCGCCAGGCGATTCATTTCGTCATATTCCATTTGAATACCGCTACCGTCAGGATAAGTCTTTTTTAGAGGAAGGTTTCCCTGACAAGAGTATTCCCACTCTGTTGTATCACCATCTAGTCTTCCAGTCGGATCGTTAGTGATTGTTCCAGATGGCACGCGGAAGGTTGTCATCGAAATTAAATTACTATCCATATCGTAGCCGTAGCAAACAGGGTGAGCTCCCGTTCCATAAATTGCAGTCATCCGGCCATGTTCATCATATTTGTAACATGTTGTTTTACCTAAGGCATCTGTCACAAGGGATATTTCCCCAGTATTATCATCATAGGTGGTTGCCGTTGAATTCCCGGCTCCATCCGTCGTAAGTACAATGCGCTCTGCTGTATCGTATTTTACTGTCTTGGTGATGCCACGGGCATCCGTTGCCGTTTCAATGCTTCCAGTAGAGGTGTAAGTCCGTGTATAAGCCATTTCCTCCCCATCAGGATTTTTCCGGTAAATTATAAAATTGTCAGTGATATGAGTTTCTGCCGTTATGTTGGAAGAGGGGAAGGTCTTCTGTTGTTTCCTTTTTGTCGGCCCATCATATTCTGTCCATTCAGTGGAAGAATTGCCGTAAATGTTTGTATGTATAGTTTTATTCTCCAGTTGAGAATCCAGCTCCGATATGAGATCAGCCCTACTGAGAGTGATTGGCTGACCAGAGGCATTATAAGATGTTTTGGTTAAGAGGTGGTAAATTCCATCTTCACGGGATTCGTAAGTGCTGGAGTAATTTTCAATTTTAGAATTCAGAACAGTAGGAACATCTTCCAGAGGGATTGTCATACAAATGACATTACCAAAAGGACCATATTCGTATTGGGTAAGAACTCCTCTTTCCGTGGATTTTACAATTTGATTAGAAGAATTATATTCATTGGAGGCAATTTTGAAATAATTGCTTGGCTCACTGATTGAAGCCATGTAAATGTTTAATAGTCTATCATTCCAGTCGGTCTCAGCATAAGCTGGTATGATGGAGTTTTCATATTTTAAAGTGATCCTGCAATAGTTACCTGTGGGAGCATATACATAAGTGGATGGACGTTTTCCGGAAATAGACTGGTAGTGAAGGGAGCCGTCTTTATTCTTTTCGGTGATCTCCTGAGCTCCTGTCGGCAAGGTAGTAGTTTTCCTCAATCCATAGTTCCCATAACTATACGAAGTTGTCTTACCAAGCGCATTTGTTTCAGATACAATTCGTCCAAGAATATCATAAGCAAATGAACGTGAGCGACTCATCGCACCTCTATCTTCCCTGACTTGAAGAATCTGCCCGGACGAATTACGAACATAGGTGGTGATGGCTTCAGGCATGGTTCCCGTGGCGGAGCGGATGACTTCCACAAGCTGGCGGGCGGAGTTATAACCGAAGGTGAGCATTACACCATCCTCGTCCACACGGCGCAGGGGACCGCAGCAACCCCATTCCGCCGTGCTGATGCGACCATTGCCCCTCGTCGTTTTGATGAGGCGCTTTAGGGCATCGTACTGGTAGTCCTCGGATGAAACGAGGCTCCAGCCCTGGCCAGTATGGACGTATTTTTCCTCACGAGCGATGGTTTCATCTTCCGCCAGGTAGCGGATGGTTTTTTCGCTCTGGCCGGGAATGACGGCATCGTTGACGCGAGTTTCCATCGTGACCTTCCATTTGGCCCCGTACAGGGTGGTGTCTTCATACGACGTGCATTTCTGAACTCCGGAGGCATCCTGCTCCATCTTGACACGCCCGCGGGAATATTCATTGGCGGCGTTTTCTCCCCAAATATCTTTAATTGTAACGAGAGGAGTTGTTGCGCCAACAGCTAAAACGCTGGTAATGGTACGACTAAGTTGGGGAGAGTCTTCATAGGAGTAAGTGGTGGATTTAATTTCCGTTTCCTCTCCGGTGGAAACATGCATGAGGGAAACCTGTTCCAAAGCAGGTCGGCAGTCATTGAAACGCAGGTCGGCGTAGGTGGTGCGTACGACCTTTTCATAATCCCCATCCGTCCAGGGGGAAGCCTCCATGATGACACGCCCCTGAGTGTCGTACTCGTAGCGGGTGTAGCCTCCGTCCGGCAGGGCCTTGACGGAGACGCGGAACTGGCTGTTATAGGTGTAGGACGTGGTGCGGGCCAGCGCGGTGCCGTAGCCCTCCGTGCGGCTCAGGACAAGCCATCCGCCGTCCGTGTATTTCTTCACGACGCGCTCGCAGGAAGAGGGGGTTATTTCCTTAAATCCCTGGACGGTCTTGATCTCCTCCCACTTTTCACCGGGGAGGAAGTTACGTTCATAGATGGTGACAATACGCTCATCCCCCGAGCCTTCCGTAATGATGGTTTTATTCCCCTCAATGCGGCGAGTCTTTGTAAAGGCTTGGAGACCCTTTTCCTGATTAATGATGGTCATTGTCTGGGTGGAGGCGTCCCACTCATAGGAATAAACCTTGACGGGATCTCCCTGCGGGACGGCTTCTCCGCGAGCATTCCTGGAGACCTGGGATGTGGAATACTGGGAAATAGTCAGTTTGTTGGAGGTTCGACTAAGATCCAAGATGCCGTCTCTGGAACTGGTAATGCGCGTAACGTCTCCCTGAGGATTCTTGGAAACCTGGACCTGAGAATCGTATGTCTGTTTTGAGACAACAGCCCCGGTGGGTGTTGTCATGGAATGGACACTACCGGAGGAGAGGTTTAACGTCTGGGAAGAACCGTCCGGCTGGACAACTTTGACGAATGAAGCATTACCGGTGGTGCAGGGCGTCATATCCGCATTCAGGTACTGGGCCAGGGACGAGTCCTTCCGCGAAACCCCGGAACGGTCTGCCGTCGCCGACCCGTCACTGCCCTTGAAGGACATCGTGCCCCCGGATGGCAAGTTGATTTTAACCGACTTGGTGGAAGAATCGTAACTGGACTTCATGTCCATTGGTGTATTGTATGTGGCCTTGATGCAACAGTTGACATCATTCCCGAGAGCCGCATTACGAGCACGGGAGGAATTATTCCCTTCAGGATTACCTCCAACATTAAGAACCCCATCGCACATACCACCATCCGGAGTGCCGCCAAAGCCAATACCTTGAGCCGTATCTCCATCACCGTTGTCACAATCATCATCGCAGTCTTTATTTGTACAATCCGGACACGGTGTATCATCCATCGTTGGTGGAACGCTGCTGGAGCTGGAGGATGACTCGGAGGACGAACTGGAAGAAGGCTCCGAAGAGGAGCTGCTGGAGGAAGAGGAGGAGCTGCTGGAGGAAGAGGAGGAGCTGCTGGAGGAAGAGGAGGAGCTACTGCTCGAAGAAGATGATGAAGAAGAACTGCTGCTTGACGAGGAAGACGGCACGCTGCTGCTTGATGAGGAGGAAGGTACACTGGAACTTGACGAAGAGGAGGGCACACTGCTGCTCGATGAGGACGTGGGAGGGCTTGACGAAGATGAGGGAGAACTGGAACTAGCCGACGAGGAGGGGGCGCTGGAGCTTGCCGAAGACGAGGGGAGAGCAGAGGAACTGGAAACCGGAGCAGCGCTGCTGGAGAGCGAGGGGGCCGCTCCGGGCAGACGGGAGGCAGGGGTGGCGTTTTCCGGATTGGAGGCCGGAGAGGCGGAATCTGAAACAGGCGTATTCATGACAGGACGCAAAATGAATGGTTTGAGCACACACAGGACAGAAAAGCAGGAATAAAAACCTTCCTGTCACTCTACACAATCAATCTTCAAATCCCTTGTGTCAAGATTCAAAATAAATAATTTTCCAATCAAGAAAAGATTAGAGAGGAAGAGGGAAACAGATGCCACGATTTCCCCGGAAAAGGCAAAGGGAAAAACAGGACTCCCCCGGCATGAAGAGCGGAGGGAAAATGGGCAAGCCGCCCTGGTTTACTGGACCCTGCCGCGCAGGGTCTCCAGGCGGGTGTAGAACTGGTCCGTCACGCCGGGAATAACGGGAAAAGCGGCCGCGTCCGGCAACCGCCTTTCTCTTCGTTATCCGTCAGTTCCAGCAAGGAAGCATGATGGTTGTGATTCCAAATTTAATTCGATCCACGCCCGAAGGCGATAAGTTCTTCATCAGAACGATTCCTTTCTACAGCAGGAGGGGGGGAGTCAAATGATTTTGCTGTTTTTGAGGGGAAGATTTAAAGCTGTATCAAGATTTTTCAACGAGATTCGATGAAGAGAGCCCCGACTCTTCTGTATTACATCCTGTCGTAACGTCGGGTGAAGCGTCGGGTTGACCAATTTTTTTGGAAGCCTCATTGTCTATATATTGAATGTAATTTTGTATTTTCATCTTGTCCCATCCTGAAACTTCCTTTTGAATTACGCCAAGATTATCTCTGATAGATTGGAGACATTTCCATTCCCTTGATTTTGTATCAGTCTCTTCTCGATAAAATCTATTCATTACGATGTAGAATAATTCGAGACCTTGTCTATAGGGAACATTTTTTAAATAATTACAAATAGAAGAAGTGCCACATAGTTCAAGGATGCTAATATTTTGAAAATTTGTATTATTCAATTTGTGAATTTGATCCTCAGTCAAACCTTGATGAGATAATAATTGATCCTTTAATGAATTCTTAAATTCATTCTTGACTTTATCCAAAAATTTATCTTTCAAATAATCTTTTAATTTTAGCCATTCTTTTGAACTCGATTTGTGAAATCCAAGTCCGTACATTCCCGTAAGATTAGATGTTTCAAAATCAAAATTTTCCTCTGATAGTGACGGTGCTATTTCATCAACATACTGTCTGCATTCTTTTTCAATCTCGGCGGCGGTTCCTTGGGTAAGCAAACCATTTTCTGAAAAATAGAGTCTCAACCCGAAAACGTGCAGAATGACTCCTATATCAGAATATTTTCTCTTTTTAAAATCTTGTTCAAATTGTTCCAACATAGAATCCAACTCTTCGCTTTTCTGATTTATCCAGTGCCATAGGTTTCTCCATGGTTCCTTTGATGGAAAATAAGCAGGAAGATCATCCAGCTCCTGTTTAATGTCGTCTTCAGGGAAGAATCCATCTTCCAAAATATAAGTCAACATATCATCGGAAAAGATATTATTATACTTGATAACATTTCCAAAATGTTCACCATATTTTCCTAAATAATCATTTTGCTCAATTTCTTTTTTCTTATCATCTGTTACATATGAATTATTAAGAAATTTTAGAATTTCGGAATCTTTCCATTTTTCCAAGTCACGACAAGAGAAATGTCCGGCTTTGATTTCAAAAGAAAGGACGAAAAAGAGCATGACAAGGTCTTTCATGAACATCTCATGTTTTTTATGCTTATCTTCAAGGTAGGCGTACAGCCTTTCAAAATCATTAAGCGATTGCTGCAAGATACGTAGATTATCCAATTCGGATGTCTGGTACATCTGAATGATCAAGTCCCGTTGAGAATTCAGGAATTCCCTTGCTTCTCCCTTCTGAAGTTGTTCCAGAAAATAATTGAGAGCATTCTCCGTTTCCGGCATCATCCGTAGAGTTTTACCAATAACCTTCTCCTTAATAGATTTGTAGGATGGTTTTTCTTGCTTGTCAGCGTGGCGGACAATTTCCTCTTCATTCCCAATAATGATTACCTTGCAGTTGTTGTTTTCCACAAAGGAATTAATGTACCCAAGTGATGCTTCTATCGGCATACCGCATCTCTCCAAATCATCAAATATGTAGATTGATCCAGGATGATAGATGTTAAAAAGATCATCTGTTTTCAAATAATCAAGATCGATACCTTGCGACTTTAAAAGAGAAGAAAATATTTTTCCTGTCAATCTGGCGGATTTATTCTTCATGAAAGGATGAAATTCCTTAATAATCATATCATCAATTTCATCCTTCGTTTGGACTCCATTCAGACTGATTTTAATTATTTCCGGAATTTTTTCTGATTCATCTTCTTGCTTAGGAGAAATTTTCTCCATATATCTGGTGATGAAAAACGTCTTGCCGATTCCCCATTTTCCTGTGAGCAAGACAGCATAGTGAGGTGCAGTCAATGCAGTATAGTAATCCAAAAAGCTTTCAATATGCGTATTATTGGGGAAGTTGCTTTGATCCGACATTCTTATAAAATATTCCTTGGAGAAGGAGAGCGCAATCTCAGAATCGAGACATAGCAGGAATGATCCTTATGACGAGGGGAAATGGTACAAAATGATTGACAAGAGCCAAGGCATATGAAACATTATGGGCAACAAACCTCCCCCGCTTAGCCTGTTAGTCTGTTGACTCGATAGTGATGCGTACACGGGGAGGTCTTTTTGTTTATACCTATGCGATACTCCAAACCCCATCTCTCTTTTGCCGACCAGGCTTCCCTTCTCCTCAACCGGGGGATGGTTGCTACTCAACAAGAATTGATGAACGCTTTGGAACAAGTAGGATATTACCGCTTGAGCGCTTACTGCTTTCCCTTCCGGGCCGTTGACCCCGTGACAGGAACTCGGCTAGATTTTTTCCGGTCAGGGACTTCCTTTTCCCTAGTATGGAATCACTACCGTTTTGACCGGGATTTGCGTCTTCTCTTGCTGGACGCCATTGAGCGCATTGAGGTTGCTTTGCGGTGCCGTCTTGCCTATTTGCATACCAAGGGAAACGATCCCTTTGCCTATGCAGACGCCTCCTACTTTCCGGCATGGAGCAATTACATGACCAAGCTGGATGCCATGAAGAACCCTGCCTTGACCGGCAAAAAGACCACCGCCGATTTCGTGGATCATTTTTTTATGAAATACGGGGACCATCATGACTATCTACCCTTATGGATGGCGGTAGGCATTGCCGACTTCGGTTTCATTTCCTTTTTCTACAGGCATTCTCCCAAGAAGATTCATTCTCAAATCGCTACGGCATGGGGCGTGAAGAGCGACATTCTACGTTCCTGGCTCGTGGCACTAAATACTCTACGGAACACTTGCGCCCATCATGGCCGCGTTTGGAACAAGGAGTGGGGGACGCAGCCCAAGCTCCCCGGATATGCCGATCAGCCGGAATGGTACATGACGTATCTGGAGAAAGCAGGGAAATGGGTCCGTCCTCCAGCTGGGGCACCGCTTGCCCCTGATTCTCTCGTTTCCCATTCTCGATCAACGGGGACCCTGCTTTATATCTGCAAATACTTGCTCTCGTATATTGCGCCACAGTCCCAGTGGAAAACCCGTGTCGAGAGACTTTTTGAGGAATTTGTTCCTCTTGGGATCGGCATAGAGCATATGGGGCTTTCCGAACATTGGCAGAAACATCCTCTGTGGAGATAGGCAAGTTTTGTTCAGATTGTCTGAAACGACCATGATCTTTTACCATTTCAAACCAATGGCATGAATAAGCCTGTGCGCATTTTTATCTCGTATTGTCATGAGGATTGTAGATTTTTAAAGGGTCTCCAAGGCCACATGGTTGCTCTGAAACGGGATGGATCTTGCGCTGCCTGGACAGACCGTGAAATTTTGCCAGGGGACACTTTAAATCAAGAAATAGGAAATGCCTTGGAAACTGCCGATATTGTACTGCTGCTCGTTTCTGTAGATTTCCTAAATTCTGATTATTGCATGAGCAAGGAGTTCAAAAAGGCTTTACAGAGAAAGAAAGATACAGGAGCTCCGAGGATTATTCCTATTGTTACACGAGCCTGCGACTGGATGTCTATTCCCGAGCTCGCGGAACTAAAGGCTCCTTTGGATGGAAAGCCGATTAAAGGCTTCCAAGACATAGATGAAGCGTATCTGCGTGTTGTGAAAGAAATACGCAAGGTAATCCTGGGCCAGGAAATAGGCTTCCAGCCCAGGGATCGCTATTCTCTTCCGAAGAGTAATGAGGCACTGGAATTTCTTTTCGATATTCTTCTAATGGGGCAGCCGAAAAACAGGAAACAGGTGGGGGCTATGTATATGGAGCGAATTGGCGGAAATATATTTCCTTATGATCGTATTTCCTTGGCTTTGGATATCAAATCCGGATGGCCTGTTATAAGTGACTTGGAAGATGCTTATTGTCCCAGAAGCAAACAAGAATTTTGTAAATTGGGAAATGAACTCCATGTTTGTGGAATTTTCGATGCACTTAAGATAATTAATGAACTTGAATGGCGGTATTATCGTTACCGAATCCGCATGGACATAGACTTGGAAGAGTTAAAGAAGACGGTCGAACTAGCCTTGGTGAAACGCAAGCCTTGGATACAGGAAGAGTAGAAGAATATTTCCTCATAATTGTTCGGTATGTCGTTTTTCCTTTTCCGTCTTCCGGTAGTGTTTCTTTTGCGGTTTTCGTCTGGCGTGCCGGAGAAGTTGGATGGGGTTTTGGCGGTGGAGGGATGGTGATGCTGATAGAGAGAAAAAACGCAGAAAGTTTCCGGATTGGATCAGGTTTCTAGAATTGGAAACTGGTGTTAAAACGGAAACTTTGTGATGAAGGGATTACCTCCGGCAGGTGGAAAAAGGGAGGAATAGTTTTTTGCTATTATTGTGTTGAAAATCATAATTTTATGAACATGGGGAAGTTTTTTTGATGAACCGTATGTTATACATCATTTCTCATTATTCTTGATAATTTTAACCTATTTTTATATACGGGAAGCTATGAATAAGCCCGTGCATATTTTCATCTCTTATTGCCATGAAGACCGTAATTTTCTAAAGGGACTTCAAGACCACATGATTGCCTTAAAACGGGACGGGTCATGCAATGCGTGGACAGACCGGGAAATCCTGGCCGGTGATACGCTGGATAAGGAAATAAGCGGTTCCCTGGATTCTGCCGATATTGTGTTACTCTTGGTCTCCGTGCATTTCCTGAATTCCACCTACTGCATGAGCCGGGAATTCCAGGAAGCTCTACGCAGGAAAGAGGAAACGGGAAGTCCCCGCATTATCCCCATCATTACACGGGCCTGCGACTGGCTGTCCATTCCTGAACTGGCAAAGCTGAAAGCCCCTCTGGATGGGAAGCCTATTAAAGGATTCCAGGATATGGACGAAGCCTATCTGGGTATTGTGAAGGAAATACGCAGGGTAATCGAAGGGCAGGATCTCCTGCTGTCCGGAGAATGTTATTCTCTTCCAGAGGATAATGACGCTTTGAAGTTTCTTTATGATATTCTTGAAGAAGGGCGTCCGGAAAACAGGAAACGAACAGGGGCTATGTATATGCAGCGAATTGGTGGAGATTCTTCTCCTGATATGATTTCCTTATCCTTAAATCCCAATTCTGGCCCCGTTTATATGAGGTCTTTAGGAAGTAGTTTTCCTAGCAGACAGGAATTTTGCGAATGGGGAGATGAACTCCATGATTGTGGAATTTGCGAAGCAGTTGCCATAGATAATGACCGTAAATGGCAGTATTATCGTTACCGGATCAACGTGGATATAGACCTTGAAAAATTAAAAGAGAAGGTGGTTCAAGCCATGCAGGAACGCGGGCTTGATATGGGGGAAGAGTGACGGAGAATTTTTCTGAGATCTGTCAGTTTACTGCGTTTGATTGAGCAGTACGCTGGCATTCAGTATTCCGTTTTTTACTTTTTAGGTTTCCGTTTGTGCTTTTTTTTCTTCTTTTTGCGGTCTTCTTCCGGCGTGCCGAAGAGGCGGGTAAGGAGGTCTTTGGCGGTGCGGGAGATGTTGGCGCCGGTGGCGGCGGAGAGGGAAAGTGCGCCGTAGCTGGAGAGGACGGCGGAGGGGGAGCGGGAGAAGGCGCCGCCTACGCCTGCCGCGCGGGCCAGGGAGGTGAGGTTGTTGAAGTGCTGGTCCCAGTCCATTTCCTTTTTGTCCGCCAGGTGCTCGTATTCTTTTTTGACGGTGCGGGCGGCGCCCTGCACGTCGATGAGGGTACGTGAGTAGGAGTCCGCGAATACGGGCTCTCCAGTGAAGAGGCTGGACAGGTAGTTGACGCCTTCCCCGGCCAGGGGGATGGTGGTGAGGTCGCCCAGAAGGGCGCTGGCGGCGTATTTTTTCCATTTCTTTTCCTTGTCGTCGTCATCGTCTTCCATGCCTTTGATCCACGCGATGAACCAGGCGAGCAGGGACGAGGTGACGCCCAGGGCCAGCCAGGACTGCGCGGCGCAGACGCGGTTGCGCGCGGAGCCGGTTTTCCACTCCGCCGCCATGAGGCCGATTTTGTTCAGTTGCTCGGACTTCATCACAAAGGCGAGCTTGGATAAAATTCCGCCCGCGGCCTGGCTCATGCTTTTTTGCGTCTTGGTCAGGGGCTGGGCGCCGAGTTCCAATGACATGCCGACCTGTTCCAGGGCGGCCTGGCGCAGTTCTTCGTCCGTAAAGGGGGAGCCGTTTTCCCGGTTGAGGCTCCTTGAGCGGGCATAGTAGGCGTTGGCGAGGGCGTGCATGGCAAGCAGATTGGCTTTGACATCCACGGCTTCGATCAGGTCCATGGATTTCTCCGGAAGTTTTTCCATCCGGGAGTAACGCTGGCCGGGCATCTGGTTGCCGATCTGGGCGAGCATGGCTCCCTCCCCCCGCATGCGGGCGGTGAAGTACGGCGTGGCGGCAACCTCCTTCATGGCGATGTCCCCCAGGCCGAGCTTGGAGGCGGCGAGGTGGAAGAGGAAGGAGGAAAACGAGATGTGCTTGTGGGCGAGTTCGCGGGTTCCGTCCGCTTTTTCGAGGATGGCGGAGGGCACCCAGCCCGCGAAGAAACCATGGAGGATGGCGGTGGCCTGCTTGAGCAAGACGTAGCCGTTGCCCGCCAGCACGGAAATGGCAAAGGCTTTTTGAAGCATACCCTGCATGCGGGAAAGGTTCAGGAAGGCGCGGTTGTTTTCCAGGCTGGCGCCGTCAATGAGGTCCATCCAGGAGGAGAGCTTGCCCATCATGTCTTCCCCCAGGTGCTGCTTGAGCTTTTGCTCCAGCGGTTTGTTTTTCAGCAGGGCGCGCCAGGCGGTCGTAATGTGGGAGGTGTAGATGTAGTTATCCTGTTCCGCGGCGGCGGCCAGGAAGACGAGGGTGCCGGATTTGGAGAAGTCCAGGTTCTCGGAATGCACAACGCGGTCAATGAGGAGGCCGTACTTGCCCCCGCCGATGGAGCCCGTTTTGGGCTCGGTGAGGGCGTCCTTCTCCCTGGTGGAGTTCCGGTCGAAAGTGGCGCGGAAGTAGTCGGGCTTGAGCGTGAAGGGAACGCCCATGCGCTCTTCATAGACCTGGGCGAGGGTGAGGCCGGTTTCATTGAGTTTCCGGCGGAGGGCGTACCCGTATTCCAGGCCGTCCGGGCCGACGTAATCATAGAGGTCTCCGATACCTTTGTCGTCCAGTCCCTCCCGGCGCAGGAATCCCTTGCGGATGAGGTTGCCCTCGCTGTCGTACACGTCGGCGTAGTCCGGCTGCTCGTGGAGCAGGATGGCGTAGAGGGCGCAGTCGCGCGAGCAGATGAGCTGGCTGGCGGCTTCCGTGTTGGGGACTTCCCGCTTCGAGGTGACGTTGTGCTGGTATTGCCGCTGCTCCGGGGTGCGGGACTCGTATTCGTCCAAGGCCTGGCGGAGGAGAGGGATGTCTTCTTCCCCCGGGACGTTTTCCGTGAGGGTTTCCGTGCGCCGGTCTTCCTCCCGGATGGCCTGTCTGCGAGCCTCCCGCTCTTGACTGGAGAGGGAGAGCCATTCCTGCGCGTCCTCAATGGAGAGGGAGACCTTCACGGAGAGGACCGGGGCGATGGGGATGCCCGTTGCTTGTGGCGTGTTGAATTGGACGAGCCATTGTTCCGCCGCGCTTTCAGACTTTACTCCGGCAATGCGGCGGATGGTGTCGGACAACCACGCGGAGCGGTCGTTGGAGGCGTTGAGCAGGGAGGCGTTGGCTTCCGTGATTTCCTTGATGCGGGCACGGGAGAAGTGCTGGCCGAGAACGGGCTCCAGAGCCAGCATGAGCTGGGCATAGGACATGACGCTGTACGGGAGGGAGGAGAGGAGCTTGCGCAGTTTGGTACGGTGGCTGATTTTTGCTCCGGCCCGGCTGGAACCCGAATTCACGGCAGGCAGATTCTTCTGGATTTGACGGGCGGCGTATTTGATGCGGCCCGCTTCCCGGGTCAGTTTTCTTTCCCACGAGTTGCGTCCGGAGAGGATGAATTCGAGGAGTTTTTCCATGGCTTCCCTGGCTTGGGGGAGGCTCATCCCGGCGTAATCCCCGTATGTCTTCCAAGCGAGAATATCCCTTTCGTGCTCCTGCCGCTTTTCTTCGTCTTCCTCCTGGTTGTACAAGGCTTCCAGCGTGGTCATGGCCTCCGCCTTGGCCTGGGATTGAGCGTCCAGCATCTGACGGTAGCGGGCGAGGGTGCGGTAGGCTGCCGCCTCCAGACGGCCCCGTGGAGATTTTTTGCCGGGTTCCTTTTTGGGGTAGACGGCTTCCACCCGCCGCATCGTCTTTTGGTACAGCTCGTCCTTAGCGAAATAGACGAGCTGGGTGCGCACGCGGTCCAGAACCTTGGACATGACGTGATCCAGGCGCTGGCTGCTGATGGAGACCAGGATCTGCCGGATTTCCTCCGGCGTGGCGGCGGAAGTGGTGGCATTGATCATGCTTGTCTCAAATTTTTTATAGAAGGAGTCCCCCGAACGGAGGGTGCCCTTGGGGGGGATTTCCCCGGATTCCGCCATGGCCGCGTAGACGGAAGCCCATTGCATCTGCAAGTCCACATTGGAACGGTAGCCTTGGGGCAGGACGTAGCGTGCCGAGGAAAGAAGGGCGTTGATCATGCCGAAGAGTTCCGCCCCGACGCGGGCGGAGGGTTTTTCCTCCTTGCCGGACATGACCCGCCGCCAGTTTTCCGCCGCCTTGCCGAAGTCTTTTACGAGTTCGGAAGCGCGGGTGGCCTGCATGGACGGGGCGGCAAGGCCGGAAACGATTTCCTCCAGGGAGGTGAGAGAGAAGGAGACCAGAGCGTCCCCGGGGTATTCCAAAGCGTCATTGAAAGGCGATTCGGCACGTTCCCCGGCGGAGAGTCCGCTGCGGCGTTCCACGGCGCAGGCCTCTATTTCACCGGCGAGGCGGCGGTAGAGTTCATAGGGGGAAAGGGATGAAAGGCGTTCGTATTTGAGAAAGTCCCGGTGCAGGGCGGCCATGTCCGGCTTGGGAGTGCGGCGGTAGGCGAGGCGGCGGCTAGGAGTGGCCTTGGCCGCCGCCAGGCATTCCTTGATACCGGCAGGGGTATTGAGCGCATAGTTGCCGGGCCAGGGGAGCTCAAATTGCGAGTCCGTGCTCCAGCTTTTGTCATAGAATTGTTCCAGCAGGCCGGAGAGGTCCTTGAGGGCGTAGCGGGCCATGTCCAGGATGCGTTCCTCCCCCGTCAGCCTGTGGGAGATGCCGTCATAGGAATAGCGGTAGGAAGTCCGCAGGACGCGGCGCGGATTGCGCGCCAGGGAGAGCATGTATTCCAGAGTGGAGATCATTCCGTCCCTTGCATTGAGCCAGGACATGAACCGGCTGGCCTGATCGTAGGCTTCATAAGCCACTTCCCGCATGGATTCATAGAAGAGTTTGGCGGATTCTCTCGTGCCGCCCTTGGCAAAGCCTTCGATATGCTGGATGGCGTGCTGGATCTCGTGGAGGAGGATGGAGCGGAGTTGCTGCGGAGCGTCCAGGTTGCGGTGGATGTAAATGGCCCGTTCCGCCGGGGAGTACATGCCGAGGTAGCCGCTGAGGTGTTGAAGGATGACAGGCATGGAGCGCAGCGCCGGGTAGGCCGCAAACAGCTCCGGATAGTCCAGCCACGCGTCCAGAGGCAGGGCGGTATTGGCCGCTGCCAGGGTTGCGAGGGATTGGAGCAGACCGTCGTCTTCCCGCAGAAGGAGTTCCAGCGAGGAGACCTGCTCCGCCAGGCCGGAGGCGGCAAGGGGGCTGGTACTGTACAAGCCGGTACGCAGGACGGCAGCGGACAGGAGGCGTCCCCAGCTTTCCCGGTCATGATCCAGGGTGAGGTATTCCCGCCATTTGGAGATGTTGTTTTCCGGACGGAGCGTCCGTTTATTTCTGTAGAATTGACGGTGGAGGGAGAGGTAGCGGGCAATCCGCTTTTTCGTTTCCGCAGAAAGGGTATGGCGCAGGGCGGAGAGCTCCCGGCGCAGGGTGGGCAGGTACGGGGCGGCACGGCCTTTCAGGGTAGCCTGGGAGGCGTCTATCTCCGCCCGGTACATGCCGTCGTCACGGCCCCGGAAGGTGTTTTTTTTGTACTGTTCCCAAGTGGCGGCATGGGGGCCGATGATGGAGAAGGTGATGTCCGGGGAGGAGGGGTCGAATGTGCCGATGTTGTCCGTGGCGGATTTGATCTGGGAAGGCTCGAAGACGACATATTCGCGGCCCTCGGCTATTTCCCAGTCGTACACGTCACGCAAGGCGTTTTCCGCTATGACTCCATCATATCCTTTCTTTTTAAGAATTTTTGTAAACCTTTTTTCCCCTGCGTGGTTATATCGGGGGGAGAGGTAGGGATGGCGGATATTGAGGAAACAGGTGAGTTCCTTGTGCCCGTAATGATAAGCGGCTTTCCTGTTGTCCGAGAAATAAAAGCCGTTGCCGTAGTAGCCCGGTCCCCAGTTGTCCCCGATCTTCGCACTGTCAAAAACGGTAAAATCATTGCTCTCTCTCGTGCCGTGGTAGACGACGCGTGGCTCCCCGTTCTCATCCACGACGAGGGAGGCATGGGCGGGGTCGTGTTGCCAGTCCCCGAACCAGTCATGGAAGGCCGCCGTGCGCACTTGCGCCCACTGGCGGGGCGTGAGGCGGGAGGGTTCTCCATTGGGAGCCTTGAGCCAGGTACCGGAGGCGAGGGCCGTTTCCGTGATGGCCCGCTCCTCCTCCGACAGGGAAGCCATGTAGTCCGAATCCGGCAAACGGAGCCAGGAAGGCCCCGGAGCGAGGGAGAAGGACGCGGAAGAGCCGATGAGGGACGCAAGAGCCTGAAAACGCCCTTCCCTAGTTCCGTCATGGTAAAGAGGACGGATTTGGTGACGCTTGAGAACGTCCCTGACCTGCTTGTTCTTCCGCAGGGCGGCGGGAAGGACGGCGTGGGAGAATTCCCGGAGCTGGACGGAGCGCCGGGGGACGGCTTCATAGTAGTCCCGCAGTTCTGCATGAAGGGCGGAGAGGGCTGCCGAACCCAGTCCGGGGAGGCGGCTGTCTCTGGCGATGCGGCCCTGGAAGGATGTCCCCCGGTAGAGGCGGCAAAGAGCGGCAAGAACTTTTTGGGGCGTGGGGGCGCCCCTGACCAGGGAGAGGGCTTTTACGGCATTGTCGAAGGCGGAAAAACTCCCGTCAATCCGGCTGAGGGCCATTTGGAATTGATGGATCAGGTCCTGGGCTTTCTTCCGGGAGGCCTTTTCCTCTTCTGTGATGACAAGATTGTTCCGGCTGGCCTTGATTTCTTCCAGGCTGTTGAAACGCCTGGCTTGCCTGGCACGGAGAAGTCCCGTGGAAAAGACGAGGCCGCGTTCCGCGCCCATGCCCTTGCTCTCCAGCATGTGCCGGGTGATGTTTTCGAGCGTGGCCGGAAGCCCCGTCTCCCTGATGCGGGGAACGGGATTGAGCCAGCGAGCCAGCTTGTCCTCTACCCAGGCGTTGAAGGCTTTCTTGTGCTGGGCCGCGTACTTTTCAAAGCGTTTGTAGTTGGCGTGGCTGTCCAGGGCCTTTTTCCCGGCTTGGCGGGCATCCTGGAGGGCCAGGTAGGAAATGGACTGGAAACCGTCTCCCCGGGCTTCCCTCAGTTCCTTTTCCATCCCCCGCAGGTTGCTTTTTCGGATCAGGGTCTGCGGGACGGTCAATTGAGCGTCCCGGGAATCCTGGGAGAATTGGCTGCGGTAGCGCTCGATAGCCCTTTCCATGGCCTTACAGAAGTCATCCTGCCGGTCGGGAGAGAGGGTGTTGGCATCTTTCCACGGGAGCATTTTGCGGATTTCCGCATAGAAGATCTTGTCTCCGGTGTTGAGGCGGCCAGGAATTTTTGCCGTGACGGGCCGCGGGGAGTAGCCGCGCTCTGCGGCGAAAACGGCCAGCGAGAAGTCGTTATGGCGCAGCTTGTTTTCCAGCTCGCCGCGGTGGTCTCCGTCCAAGGCGTTTTTCAGGAAGCGGAGGGAGGAAATGTCCGTGCCTCCGTAGTAGCGGAGGGCGGCTTCCTGCGCCTGTTTGTAGAAGTCCTCCCGTTCCTTTTCCTCCTGCCTGCTCCAGCGGAGTTTCGGGAAGTACCCGCTCCACGCGTCGCGGTCATGGATTTCCACGCCGCGGGCCGGGTCCGCCAGGGCTGGGGAGCCGACGAGGTAGATGTTCCCTTCCCCGCCCCAGGTGTAGGGCCGGTCCAGACGGGTGACGGCGATGGAAGGCAGCGGCAGGCCGCCCAGTTTGTCCACCGCCAGAAATTTTTCTTCATCCAGGCTGTGGATGGCGGCGAGGTTGGACAGGGAGAAGGTGATGTCGGGCTCGGACGCGCTGAACGCGCCGGAGTTGTACTCCGAGGATTTGACCTGGGTTGACTTGAAAGCGACGGCAATGAGGGCCCCCATGTCCGTGGGGTCATGGCCGAGGTAGCCGTCATGGTGCTCACGGACCCAGCCGAGGAAGTCGCTCCAGCGTTGCCCCATGTCGTATTCGTAGAGGCTGCCTTCCCGGATCATGTCGCGGACGGATTCCCTGTCCATGGATTCTCCGGAGTAGCGGTCCGTCCAGCCTTCCTCTTCCTGCCAGTAGTCGATGTACTTATCTACCCACGGGAGGCGGGCGCTGGCCTCATCCTGGGCGAGGAAGGGATTTTTGAGGTTGAGCCAGGCGGTGGTGATGCCGCCTCCCTGGTAAGCTTGATAGCTTTTCGCCAGGTCCGTGGAATCGGAAAAGAAGATGCCGTCTACATGGGGAACGCCGTCAAAGACGGAGGGAGAGCGGCGGATGTCGAAGGAACCGCCATGGTACAGGACGATGGGTTCCCCGTTTTCATCCAGGGTTTTGGAGGCGTTGGCCGGATCGTGGAGCCAGTCCCCGAACCAGGCGAGGAAGGCTTTGGTCCTGGCCTGCGCCCATTGCTTCTCCGTCAGGCGGGTGGGCTGGCCGTTGGGAGCCAGGAGGTCATTCCCCGCGTCCCTGGCGCGGGCGAGAATGGATTGCTCCTCCGCCGTCAGGGGGGAGGCGGAACGCTCCATGACGGTATAGGAGTCTTCCGCATCATCCCACAGGGAGAAGGTGATGTCCGGGTTGCCGGAGTCGAAGGTGCCGCGGTTCGCGTAGGCGGACTTGATTTGGGACGGATCAAAGACGCTGTAAACTGTAGAGGGAAGGTGGTAAGAGGCGTCGTCTCCCATGTCGATGACATTACGGATGATGGCCGCATCGTACCCTTGTTCCCGGGCTTCCAGAGCGATGGTGTTGGTCGTCGGTACGTCTCCCTCCCCGGATGTATCCTCCGCGTCCCTGCCGTCCCAGTAGTTCCCCTGGAAATCGGCTTCAAGGGGGAGGCGGATGTTGATAAAACAAGTGTAAACGGCAGGGAAAAGAGTACGCTGCCCGGCAAGCACGGAGAGGGGGGGCAGCTCCGCTTCCCGTGCGGAGGCGGGATCTTCCAGCTTGCAGTAGGTGATGGCTACCTGGCGGCTGTCTGAAAAGAAGTAGCAGTCGTCAGGCGTGCCAAACTGGCTTGGATTTTCACCCAGGGCCGTGTCAAAAATGGTGAATCCCGCCCGGTGGGAACCGTGGTAGACAGGAAGGGGCTCTCCATTGACATCCACGACGCGGGAGGATTGCTCCGGGGCGTGGAGCCAGTCTCCGAACCAGTCCCGGAAGGCGCGGGTGCGGACGGTGGCCCAGAGTTTGGGTTCCAGGAGGGAGGGTTGTCCGTTGGGGGCCTGGAGCCAGGTGCCGTCCGCTTTTGCTTGTTCCGTGATCAATCGTTCCTCCGGAGAAAGGGCGAAGGTGATGTCCGGGTTGCCGGAGTCAAAGGAGCCGTTATTGTCCGTGGCGGATTTAAGCTGGTAGGGACTGAAGGGGATGTAGACGGTGTGGATGTCCGAGTGGAATTTGCCGCCTTGGTCGATGATTCCGTCATAGCCGAGGCGCTTGAGGCAGGCTGTTACCCAGTCCGGGATGGTGGTCCAGGCGTAGGTCGTGCCGTTTTTGACGTCTTCTTCCAGGATGTCGATCCATGTCTCCGGGGCGAGGTCGTTCTTGCTCCAGGAGAGGAGGCCTCCCTTTTGCGCAGGGTTCCCGGCTTTCTGGGAGGCGGCTTTAAGCGAGGTGAGGATTTTTCCTGTGATGCCGTTCGTACGGAAGGGGTGTTCCATGTGCAGGTAACAGGCGTAGACGCCCGGTTCCGTGTAGTCCGGGTCCCGGTACCAGGGAGCGATGGGAAGATCCAGTTTTGACAGTACGTCCAGGAAACGGGCTTCCTGTCCGAAGAGGGTGGCACTATCCAGCCAGTGGTAGACGAGGGCGCGCAACGCATTGCCGCGGGCCTCCTGAAGATGGAAACGGAAGCCGCCGTTGGCCTCGTCGGTGGACGGGTCCAGGATGATGGAGTCGTCCCCCTCCCAGTCGGTGCGGATGTGGCCCGCGGTACGGGCGATGCGCTGGCGCTCCTCCGGGGAGAGGTAGTTCCAGTACCGTTCCAGGGGGATGTCGCGCCCGGAAGGAAGGGTAACGCGGAACTGCCGGTGGTAGTCATGGTAGTCCTCCTCCTCATAGTCGATGCTGGTATCGGTCTTGTTCCTTGAATAGTTGGAGGCGATTTCCGGAGAATCCGTAAAGAAGGCCATGGGGCCGGAGGTGGCGCGCTCCGGGCGAAAGACGGTACCCACCCTGTCCTTGCGGGCTGTGCCGTGGTAGACGATGACTGGTTCTCCGTGGGCGTTGACAACCTTGGATTGGCCGAACCATTTTTTGAAGGCGGCGGAGTTGACTTGCAGCCACTGGCGTTCCGTCAAGGCGGTGGGCGTGCCGTCCGGGGCTCGCAGGAAGGTGTCTTCCACCAGGGCCTGGGCGGCGGTGCGCTGTTCCCGCGGAGTGAGGGCGAAGGTGATGTCCGACAGCGTGATGTCATAGGAGCCGCAGTTGCCGACGGCGGACTTGGCTTGTCCCGGGCGGAAGAGGCCGTAGGTCATGACGCCGCTCTCCTCCGTCATCACGGAGTCATACCCGAGGCTGGAGAGAATGTCCTTGAGTTCCCGGTGACGCTCCCAAATCTTAAAAGCCTCGGTTTCTTCCGTACCTTGGAGAAGGGTTTCCAGCTTCCGGGTAGCTTCCTGAAGTTGTTCCTCCGAAAAAAAGCCAAGTGCCCTGTCCTGCTCCAGTTGCCGCCGGATGTTTTCCCGGAAATGTTCCGGACTCTGGCGGGTGAGGCTGTCGGGAAAATGGAACGGACGGCGGGTGGCAACGAAGAGGTCCAGCACGGTGCCGCCCGCGGCGTACTGCTCGCTCAGTTCCCGGCTGGAAGAAATCCAGGTGTAGTTTCGGCGCACGCCGGGGTTGTACGACTGCTTGAGGCCCCGGTAGCAGACGCGTGGCTCCCCGTTGTCATCCAGCACGACGGAGGAAGCGGACGGATCCCGAAGCCAGTCTCCGAAGTAGCGCATGAAAGGCGCCGTGCGGACAAGATGCCACTGGTCCGGCGCGAGGAGGGAGGGCTGGCCGTTGGGAGCGCGGAAGGCTTCCGCGCCGCCCTTGTCAATGAAGTTGACAAATTGCTTGAGGGAGAGTAGCGTACGGACAGGGAGCGATCGCCCAGTTGCCCGACGGGTTGCACCGAAGTCCACCTGGGAGGATGCGCTCCCTGTTTTGTCGAGAGTTGCCGCCGCCGCCGTTTCCACTCCTTCCAGGTAGCAGCCGCGCGTATCTTCCCGGAATGTGAAGAGGACGTAGCCGGGGCCATGGAGGCTGTCCCTGATTTTGGCGAGGTAGTAGTGCCAGGATTTTGTCTGATCCGGCGAGGCGTTGTCGAACTCCGGGACGGAGTACATGTAGCGGGCCGAGGCCAGGAGCGGTTCCAGAGCGCCGATGGCCGCCAGGGTACGGGTCTCGGGAGAGGTTGCCATGATGTGCTTCCAGCCCCGGTTGCTCAGGTAGATGCGGCGGCCATCCGGCATGAGGAGAGGGGGCTTGAGCTGTTCCGAGGTTTTTTCCCGGCCATTGGCAAAAAGGGTGCGCTGGCGCGTTTTCTCCCGCAGGGCCGTGAAGGCCTGGCGGGCAAGCTTGGAGAAGCCCTGGGTTTTGTCTTCCCGTGCGGAGGCCGGAATGGCGAGCGTGACGGGGGAAGCCTGTTCAACGGCGTGGAAGGAGGAGGAGAGACGCACGGGGCTCAGGGCGAGGGGAAAGTCGGGCGAGGGAGAGGAGTGCGGCAGGAAGGCTGAGGGATCGTCCCGTTCTTCCGCACCGGAGAGGGAGAAGGAGATGTCATGGACCTCCAGGAAGCTGCGGATGGCTTCGTTGCGGCGCTCGTCCACCTCTTCCCGGAGCCAGGAGGCTTTGGCAAGTGTCCACGGGTTGCCCAGGGTGAGGGCTTCTTGCTCCGTCAGGTCATAGGTGTGGATGGGGACGTTATATTTTTCCAGCTCCGAGCGGAGGGATGGCTCCAGGCTGGAGGGAAGGATGAAGCCGGAGAAGTCCGAGGGGAAGAGCCAGCCTCCGGGGGCGGCCTCGTAGTAGATTTTGGCGGAGGTGCGGCAGGCGTCGAGAAAGGCCCGGACTTCTTCGGCGATGTCGTCGTTGAAGGATTGCAGGTCATTGTATTCTTCCGGGTTTTCCTCCTCGTCGTAAACCGTGTCCGGGTCATCGAGGAGGCCTTCGCCGATCAGGGCATTCCGGACGTTTTCATGAGAAATATCCTGCCACCAATATCCTATCAGAAAATGTTGGAGGGAGCGGGGCTCGAAGTAGCAGGAGCCGAGCAGGGTTTTGAACTGGTCTTCCAGTTGCCGGGTGGCGGTTTCCGCTTCATGGCGGTCAAGCTGGAAGGAGAGGTTGTCCGTGCGCAGGGCTTCCTTCAGGCTGGGGAATTCGGCGGCGTAGGCCTGGGAGGCCATGATGATGGGAAGGGCTGCGCCGTCCGTGCCGTAGTTGTCGAGTACTTCGTCCGGGGTCATGTTATGAGGCAAGAAGGACCCCAGGTGCTTGGCTTTCATGTAGGCGTCCAGGTTTTCCCGGTTCCATTCCCGAAGGTCTCCGTGTTCGTTGTAAAACCAGGGGATTTCTTTCGGACCGTGTTCGTACCCTTCCCATGGGTCGCCGTCTTCGGAGGTTTTTTCCGGCATCTGGCGCGTCCAGGCGTCGCCGCGCCAGATGCGTGCGCCGGGGGTTTTGACAGGGTCGATACGGTCCGGGTGCAGGATGCAGGCGATTTCCGCATAATAAGTGGGGCCGGAGTCGAGGTCCGCAATCTGGATGGCGGGGTTGGGCATGCCGCCGAGTTCCAGGACATGGCGCATTTTTTCTTCCGACAGGGTGTGGATGGCGACATGGGAACCGTTCAGGGAAAAGCTGACTTGCCCCCTGGCGTTGAGTTCCCTGGCCGCCTGGCCCCAGAGGGAGGGGAAGGTTGTTTCCAGGTCACGGGAGGGGGTTAGAGAGAAGGTGAGTTCGGGGGTGAGGGCTTCCGAGGCTTTGCGGTTTTCCTCATTCTCCAGGGCGGCGGCTTCCTCTTCCGCGCGGGCGCGCTCCGCCTGCATGTCCAGGCGGTGGTCCCCTATGGGGTCAGGCGGGGTGTGGCCGTCCCAGGTGAGGGCGCGGACGCGGAGGTTTTCGTACAGGCCGATTTTTTCATACATGGCCTTGAGGAGTTCCAGCTCTTTCAGACGTTCGGCAGGGTCGGAGGAGAGGCCTGCGGTGATGCCTTCCGTGGCGAGGACACTGCCTTTTTTGGAGATGGTGCGCACGCCTTTGATGGCGTTGATGTGTTCGTTGATGGTCGTGATGCAGAGGGAGACGTATTCCGCCGCCTTTTCCATGTCCGCCTCAAAGGATTCCCCGAAGGAGATGAGGCCCTGAACCATCTGGCCGTCCGCCGAGGCATGGGCCATGAGTTGGATTTTTGCAGCGACGAATTCCAGGGATTTCCCCCTGGCGAGGTCGTTGGCCGCCGCCGTCTGCATGGCGTCGATGCGAGCCTTGTCCTGGATGTGCTGCGTCAGCAGGCAGATGGCTTCCGCGTCCTGCGCCCGGATGGCGCCGGACTTGAAGCGCGTCCAGAGGTCTTCCCGGGCTTCCCGCCCGATGAGGAGTCCGCGGCGGGATTTGGTGCCGGAGCGGGTAAGGCCGCGGCGGGTCAATTCGTCGTCCGTGAGGCTGGTTTCCCTGACGTAAATGGCCGCCGTCAGCTCATCGGCTTGATCATCCTGCATGTTTTGCTCGTAGTCCAGGAGGCGCGCCCACTTGGCGTCATGGGCGGCGTCTTCTTCGTACACGTAGGCGGGGATGTTTTTTGTGCCGGTGCGCTGGGCGAGGTCGAGGCGGTGGCGCCCGGAGACGACTTCCAGCCTGCCGTTTTTCCGCTTCCAGACGTAGATGGGGGGAGCGTCCGCCCGGTAGTCTCCGACCAGGGGATTGACCACGCCTTTTTTGCCGGAGTTGACTTTGACCTGGGGGACTTCCGGGGAGAGGTGCAGCTTGTCCACGGGGACCATGCCAAGCCAGGTTCCGGCGTCGGGATTCCATGCGGCGCCGTTGGCGAAGACGCCCTGCATGAAGGAGGGGGCCTCCGGCAGGGAGATTGTTTCGGGATGACGGTAGGCCTCCTTGGGCACGGAACGCTCCTTGCCTTTGTCCCCGGTGGTGATGTGCGCTTTTTCCTCCTCTGCGTCTTTTTGCTGCCGTTCCCGGATTTGTGAGGCGGTGGGCATGCCGGACGGGTCGCGTCCATCAATAATAGCGCGGGCGTCCATGACGGCCTGGATGTCCGCCTGTTCGATTTTGGCCAAGTCAAAGACGGTATGGACCTCATGGCCGAGGTCGCGCAGGATGTCGGCCATGTCCTGCGTGATGGTCCCGGCCTTGCGCCCGGCGTTGTAGGCCTGGCCGATGTGCAGAAGGTAGGCGGCGTCCCCCAGGGTGTTGACGTGGTACTGGAGGAGGTCTTTCTGCCACTGTGGCAGCGGCAGGGAGTCCGCATTGGAAAGCATGTCCGAGAGGGCGAGCTTGGACATGGCCTCGACGATCTGCATGTCCGAGAGTTCCCCCTTCGGCTCCACGAACTGCCCCTTGAAGCCGAGCTGCCGCATGGAGGCCTGGGTGTCGCGCAGCAGGGAGGCGATGGCCTGAAGGCGGACCGGGTCTTTGAGCGTGATCTTGCCGAGCTTCCACTCAAAGAGGTCTTCCAGCAGCTCACGGCTGCCGATGTTGCCACGGGTCAGAAGAAACAGGGTGTCCGCCGGAGTGGTGCCGGGAGCGGTACGCATTTTGAAGAGGCGCGTATATTTAAAATTTTCCTCTCCCGTGGTTTTGGCCCCAATGCGGAGCCGCTGTCCGAATTCCTGGTCGAGGGCCATGATGGAACTGAGCGGGACGTAGGGGGACAGGGCCGCAAACGGGGTGGCGGCGGCCTCCTGCTCCGACATGCCCGAGTCCGTGCGGCGCCTGTATTCCTGGGTTGCGATGCGGGTGAGGTGGGTAAACGCCGTCTGGGACATGGCCCCGATGGCGCGTACAAATCCGCCAAGTGTGGTCAGGGAGGCTGCCGTTTCCGTTTCCGTTTTTTGCGCCGGGGCGGAGTCTGCGGCGGCAGTCTCCTGCGTGTCCGAGGAGGCGGGGGCCGGTTTTTCCTGCTGTGCGGGTGAGGGAGTGTCCTGGACGGGGGCTTCCGTTTGTGGCTGCCGGGGAGTGGAGGCGTTTTCTGCTTCCGGATTCCGCCCGTCTTTGTTGTTATCCTGTCCCCACTGGAGCATATCCTGGGCCTGGATCTCACCGGTGGCTTCCGCCGCCCGAAGAAAGGCGTTGGCGGCGAATTCGGATTGGGTGCGCCGGACTTCCATCTGTTCCGCCCGGCTGAAGTACTGGCCGAAGAGTGCGACGAGCTGGTCGCCCGTCATGTCCTGGGTGAATTTTTTCTTACCGGAATCGCGGTCGTAAACAGTAACGGCATAGGTGCCGGGCTTGTCCAGGCGTTCCTCCACTGTGGGAAGGTTGTACTGTTTCTGGAAGTATTTATAGGCCTCGGATTCGATGGTGGCCTGGACTTCTCCCAGATGGCGGAAGGCGGCCATGCCCGCCTTGGCATTTTTGAGAGCCTGGTCATGGTTTTCCCAGGCTTTGCCCCGCGCCTGCCGGGCGGCGGCGATGCGCTCCTTGTCGTTTTCAATGGCGGCGATGCGCCGGGCTTCCTCCTTCGGGATGCCCTGGGTCATGAGCATTTCCTCGTTTTTGGAGTAGGTGATGAGGGAGCGGTGGAGGGAGGGGGCCTGCATTCCGGCCAGGCCGCCGACGAAGAGGGCGGTTGCGGCAAACTGGTCGGGCGAGAGCATGCCCTGGAGTTCCTGCCAGTAGTTGTTCCAGTCGTAGTTCCCGCCGACATTGAGATTGACGAGGGGGGCCAGGTTGTTGCGGACAACCCACTGGATAATGGCCTCGGCGGTGGGCTCCGCGACGGTTTCCTCCGCGATCCCGACCCCGGTCTCAAAAAGGACGTGCTTCCAGAGCGAATCCGTGAGGGCCTGCCGGGTTTTGTTCATGAAGGGGAGCTTGCCCATGAGCCAACCCGCGCCGGAGAGGCGCCCTATTCCCCCGTAGGAGATTTTTTCCACGGCGACGGAAGCGGCGGCGTCTATGAAGGCGGACCATTCTGCCGTGCCGGGGGCCAGCCCTGCGTAGTAGGCGCGGTTGCGCTTATCATCAAAAGCCTCAGCCAAGGCGACTCCCCAGCCCGCATACGGAATAAAGAAGGGGAGAGTCTGCCCGGTGACGCTGCCCAGGCAGTTGACCGTGCGGGCGGCGAAAGAGGCCCGGTCGTTGGCCTGGTTGCCGAGGTCCTGCCCGGTGGAGAGAAGGCCCAGCACGCGGGCGTTTTCTTTGTCGTTTTTGACGTAGGTTTCGTAGTCCCGGACGGTTTGGGCCATGAGGCCGAACACCTGCTTATTGTGTTCCCTGGCAAAAGGGACGAGGAGGTCCTGCTGGCCGGAGAGCTGGAGGGCGGTTCCCAGGGTGGCGTCCCTCTTGATCGCGGGATTGAATAGCGCAATCTTGAGATTGTGGAGGAATTGGTACTTGTCTCCCGTTTCTTCCTTGACTTGTCCCATGAGGTTTTTAAGGGAACCCTCAAAAAGCTGAAAGGCCGTCTCGTTGATCATGAGCTTCCCGGAACCGTCGTCATCCGAGAGGGCGGAGGTGATCTTCATGGCGGTGCGTTCCGAGACCATGCGGCGCAGGCCCGCGTCCGGAGTGTCTGAGAAGGCCTGTTTCAAGAAGGAGAAGGCGGCGTGGGCTTTTTCGATAGCGGTAGTGTCAAATTCCTTTTGGTAGACGCCGAGCTGTTCCGGCGTCAGGCGGGCGGTCAGGTCGGAAGGAGACCAGAGTCCACTCACCACATGCGCCACGGCTTCCTCAACTTGCGCCCTGTTGTTCTGGTAGGCGGCGCGCCTCTTCCTGTTCTCCTCATACTGGTTGTCCACCACCTTGGAATAGTGGTCGTACACGGCGGCATAGGCCTCCTGCCGGGTGGCGGCCTCCGGAAGTTTTTCTTTCAGGGCCAGGAAGTAGAACCCGGGTTCCCCGGCATATTTCTCCCCCGCTATTTCCCGGAGGATCTGCTGGCCGAGCAGGGCGCGGGCGGGCATGGAGCCGTCATCCAGAGCGGCCTGGGCGCGGAACGCGGGATTGCGCTCCAGCAGGGCGGCAAGCTCCGGGTCCTGTTTGTTGTGGAGGATGAGGGCGTGGAGTTCTTCAATCCGCTGCGGGTCGGGCTTGTAGGCCGAAACGGACGGAGCGGACGAGGGGAGGAGAGGACGCGTCAGGGGGGAATCGAACAGGGAACGGGGATGAGCGGGGGAAAGAGGCGTGGCCGCCTGACGGGGAAACGCGGAGAGGAGGGAGTTTTCCCGGTCTTTTGCGTCCGTCGCGTCCTGGACGTTCCCGAAGGCTCCGAGGAGGGGGGACGTTTGCTGGGCTTCCGCTCCGGGAGAGAGGAGGAACGAGGCGCGGGAGTCCGGTGCAGGGGGCGGCCCGGAGGCGGCCTCCGCGGAGTCTTGTGTTCCGGAGGGAGAGGGTGGCGGAACGTCTTTCCAGGCTTCTGTGAGGTTCAGGGACATGAATGAAAGGTGGCGAACATTAGAGAGGAGGCAGAAGACCCGCTTCACTGGCGGGAGTGGCGGTTTCCGGCTCTTCTTCCCCTTCCAGGGGGAGGAGGCCGTCGTCCGGTGAAGGGGAGGAAGCGTTGAACGGCGGCGGCAGGGAGGGAGCTTCTTTTTTCCTCTTCTTTCCTTCCACGTACTTTCCGCGTTCTTCGGCGGTAAGTATCTTGCTCTCTTCAGGGCGGCGGAAGCGCACCTCAAGCCCGTCAACGCGCCCTACGACGCCAAGCTGGCCGTGGCGCGCGCCGCGCGTGAGAAGAACCCCTTCCCCTTCGTGCCAGCCCAGGACAGGTACGCGGCAGCAGGCGCGACGGGAGCCGATGCCGGGAAGGACGCCAATGAGTTCCGGCTTGTCTCCATAATATTCGATGACTTTTTCATAGTCCGCCCTGGAGAGGTAGGCTCCCGGCTGCTCTTCCGGGATGGGGCGGATGTCCGTCGCCATGACGGCGGGGAGAGTGGGAGAGACTGTCTCTGTTTTTGCCTGCTGGGCGGTAGAGATGGACTGAGCGCGTTTTTCGCGGTGGGTTTTGTTGCGTTCCGCCTGGAGTTGGAGCGTCTCCTGGGCCTGTTGCTGAGTGCCATCGCCGTAGGTGTGCTCCATATACTTGAACATGAGATCGTCCCGGGAGACGGCGTTTTCATCGTCCAGGCGGGAGGCGCTGGAAGCGATCAGGGCGCATGCCTGGCGGTATTGCTCATAGTAGGTACTCTTCGGGTGGCTCTGGCGCCAGAAAAGGTAGGCCGTGTAGGCGTCATGGCGGATTTGTCCGGCCCTGGCAAGGTATTCCTGGGCGGCGGAGCCTTCTTTTTCCTGGCGTCCCTTGTCCGTCCAGTACCAGGTCTCAGCCTTGTCCCGCCAACGCTGGTAGTAGACGGGGGCGATGTCTTTGGGATCGACAGCCTGAAAGAATTCGGAGGCGTTGAGGTTGTCCTGAGCGGAGGAAAGGGAGAGCATGCTGGCAATCCTCTCTTCCGCGGCCAGGGACAGGAGCTCCGGATTGACGTCAAAGCCCGTCTTTTCATCGCACCATGTATGGATGAGGTTGTTCTTCCATGCGTTATACTGCGCGGCGGTTTTAAGGACGGGGGCGTTGTAGACATCCTCCTGCCAGGCGGCGTCGATTTCCGGCTTGTACTTGTGGAGCATCCCGAGGTTTTTTGCCTGGCGCCAGGCGACCATTTGCTCGGTGTCTCCGGGCTGGCGGTCGAATTTGGGACGGACGGAGACGCCTTTTTCCAGAAGTTTCCTTTCCTCTTCGGTGAAGGGGATTTGGCGCACTTGCTGGCGCAGGGCGGTTTGCAGTTCCCGTTCCAGCTTGCGGCGGGTGTCCGGGGCGATGTCGTCGTAGAGGCCGTCCTCGTACTGGGCGGCGGTGGCGAGAGGGTTTTCCTGGAGGTTGGACTTGAACTGCTCGATGCGGTCAAGCTGGTTGTATTTCCAATCCTCATATTCGTACTGGTTCTGGGAGATGACCTGGTTCTGGCGGGCGCGGCGTGTAATGTCTCGGGCCGAGGCGTAGTCCTTGCGGTCCAGGGCGGTCTGGAGGTTGTTCTGGTAGGCCTGGCGGGAGGTCTGGATTTCATGTTCCGCCGCCTTGCCGAAGGCGCGGATGCCGAGCTGCTGGCGGGTGTGTTGCAGGAGGGCTTCCGTCCGGAGGCGGGAGTCCGGGCTGATGTAGCCGGGACGGATGTCTGCGAGCTGGTTGGAGTAGTCTTTTACCAGGGAGTCCAGGTGGCCGCGGTGGAGGCGGCCGTTTTCATCGTACAGGGCTTCTTCCGTTCCCGGCGCCAGGGAGGCGCGGCGGGTGAATTCTTCATCGAAGTCAGAGGTTGTCTGATGGATCAGTCCCTCAATGCGCTGGTCTTCCCCGAAGTCCTGGATGGCCTCGAATTTGCCGATGGCTGCGTCCAGAGCTTGTGCTCCGCGCTGAATGGCCTGCCGGGACGCCTCCCCGGCAAGGGTGGGCACGGGAACGGGCTGGGGCTGGGAAAGGCTGGCGCGCGCGCCCTGGTAGAGGGGAGAGTCCATGCGGGGGAGAGGGGGAAAAGTGAAAGGGGCTGTCAGGAAAGCCTCCGGGCGAGGGAGGATTTGGCAAGGAAGCGGTCGATGGGAAAGCAGTGTTCCCCGTAGTTGTTTTTGAAGTCTCGGCGGAAGCGGACGTGGGTGAACTGAGGGCGGTACATGCGGGCCAGGCGCCAGAGGGCGGAGAGGCGGGAACACTGGAAGATGATGTGGACGGTACGGGGGGATTCCTCATCCGGAACGGCCAGGCAGAAGCAGTCCGGAGCGGCGTGGATGATCCCGTCGTGTTCCAGGGTGTAGCGGATGAGGGAGGCGTAGGAACCGGGGGCGATTTGCTCCAGGTACTCGTAGGCCAGGGTGGTGCGGTTGTCGGTCATTGGCGGCGGGGAGGTGTGGTGCTGGAAGGAGAGGCGGACTGGCCGAGGAGGGCCACGAGAAGATCGTTCAGGGCGCTGCCCGCGTTGGTGGAAGATGCCCTGCTGGAGGAGATGGTGCCCGGAGACCATTGGAGGAAGTTCCCGGAAAGGTCATAGGCGGACTGGCCCGAGGAGAGGGCGCCTGTGAGCCAGGAGGGGAGCGTGGTGCCAGCCGTGGCCGCCCCTGCCGAAGCTCCGCCTCCAGCCGTCGCCTTCCCGCTTGTTCCCGCCGTGGCGGTGGGGGCTGCCGTTTCTTCCGGAGTGGCCGCGATGCCTCCGGCGGCGGAAAGGAGGGTGGAAGCCCCCTGAATCCATGCGGCGTTCCGCGCGGATTTCGCCAGGCGGTTGTATTGCCCGGCCTGGGCGTCCGCCTGCATCATGGAGAGGCGTCCCTGCTGGCGGGAGGCCATGGCTGCGGTGCGTTTACCGGAATCGGAGAGAGCGTTGGAGAGGGCCATGTCCGCAATGGATTTTTCAAAGACATCCGCCAGGGCGAGTTCGTTCTGCATGGAGGAACCTTCCGCCGCGAAGCCGGAGGAGGCTTGCCGGACACGGGCCGATGCCTGGTTGGAAGCCTGATTTTCCCTCATGCGGGACATGTTGAGGGCGGCCAGGCGGGAGTCCGCCCGGGCTTCCTCCTCCAGGTTGTTGGCCTTGAGATTGTAGGCGGCTTGCTGGGCGCGGCCCTGGGAGCGGGCCACGGAAGCCATGGTCCTGTAGTTGCCGGAGGAAAGGGCGTTGCCGATGATTTGTCCCATGGGAAAAAGAAGGAAAAGGGTTATCCGACGATGGAGAGGCCGAGGATGCGCTCCAGGGGGTGCTGGTCATTGGAGTGCTGGGCGAGGGCGTCCTTGTGGAGAGCTTCCGCCAGGGCGGAGTTGGCCGCCTCCTCCAGCGTGAAGGAGAGTTGGGGCTGTCCGGTGATTTTAGGGGCCATGCGGGCAGCCAGCAGAAGAGACAAACCGCGCAGGAAGAGGGGCTGGGAGTCCGGCAGGATTTCAGCCTTGCCGAGGGCATTGGTGATGTAGGTGAGTTCCAGCCCGTTGCCCGGCTCCGGCTGGTAGGTCGTGTGGAGGAGGATGTCCCGCCCGATCAGCTCAAAGGAGGAGTGGTTGATTTTCAGGGGGCGCAGGCAGTCCTCCGGCAGGCGGTAGACGCCGGGGGAGACGGGAGGGAGGATGCGGCGCAGGGTGGCGAAAGACCAGGAGCCGAAGTTGAGGGCTTCCGCCAGGACGATGGGGAACCAGAGGTCGCATTCGCGGCCCGTGGGGCTCTCCCGCTTGTATTCCCGGTCCCCGAGGATATGCAGGGATTGTTCAAAGAGTGTTACCTTGTCCATCAGGGGGACACGGTAGCAGGAAGAGGAGAGTGTGGGAGGTGCTTACGGAATGAAGGGGGATGGGGAAAACATTATTTTTCCGCTTCTTCCAGGTTGCTGCATATGTCATTGCAAACTGAGTACACGGCCCATTTCAAAAAGGAACCCGGCGTCATGTCGCGGATGCTGGCCGCCAGGCGGATGGTTTCCCACTGCCGGGGCGTGAAGGAGGAGGGGCCGAGCTTGAAGCCGTTAAAGAATTCCAGGGATGGATCTGATGGTTCGGAGGCCGCCGCGAGGCGGTGTTCCAGAATGAGCACGCGGAGTTGCTGCTGGCGCTTTTTCCCGATTGACTTGTTGGAGCACCAGCCGTCCACCGTGCTTTTGGAAACGCCGAGGAGATCGGCCAGTTCCCCTCTGGAGAGGGCGAGGGAGGAGAGCAGGTTTTTCAGATCGTTGGGTGTTATTGGAGAATCCACGGGAAAAGAAATTTAGTAATTTCTAAATGATTTCTCAATGTTTTTTGAGTCTATATTGTTAATTTGGATTTTTTATTGACCGTTTCTTCTTCAAGGAAAAATAATGCGAGAAGTATGCAACAGGCACCTGTTCCACCTGACAAATACAAGGATTGCGCTTTTTTCAGCGGACGTTTCATCCGAATCATGTCGCGTTTCCTGATCCGGAAGATCTTTCAGGGAGCGTGTTTGAAATACGCCAGAAACATCATTTCTGAAAAGGGGCGGAGGATGCGTGAATTCCCGCATCCCGCCAGGAAAGACAACCAGCATGAAACGATGAGCAGAAGGTTACAGCCGACAGAACGCAGGGAGTGGTATTCAACCAAGGATGTAGAGGACGTGTATGGCATTTCCCGCAAGACCCTGGAGCGCATCCGGAAGAATGCCAAAGACGAAGGAAAGCCGATCAAGGTAAGCAGACTACCTTTTCAAAACGGTTCCGAGACGACGCGCAGGAGACCGTTTATCCGAATTTCAAAAAAGTCCCTGGATGAATACATGAACTCTCACGCGGAGCAGGACGACGATGAATAACGAGTATTTGACCGTAGTTCTGCCCCATGGGCCGAAAGTCCTTTCCGCTAACGCTTCCGTTCCTAAGACGGCCAAAGGACTCCAGGTGGCCGCCCGGAAAAAACAGAAGGCGAAGCGGACGGCCCGGACCCTGGCCTGGGTCCTGACCCTGCAATGCCTGGGAGGACGCAAGTTCCGCCCGAACCGCTACCTGATCCGCTGGTTTTACAAATACGGCGAGCCACCGGACGATGACAATGCCGTGGCACGATGCAAGGCCTACCTGGACGGGGCGGCCAGTGCCATGGGCATCAATGACGTGGTGCTGCGCTTGAGAGGAGTGGAGCGTGTCAAGGATATGAAACGATGGAAGGAGCTGGAACTGGTGTTCTGGTACGAGGAAGGGGACGGAACGGTTTTTCATGAAAAACCGGCACGGAATTGTGAGGAAAAAGAGAAGGAAATCTGAATGGAAAGCGAGGAAAAAGCATGCCGGTTCCGTGGATCAAAATTGAGGTGATTCTTCCCGATAAACAGGAGGTTGTTACGATGGCGCACCTGCTCAAAATGAAGGACCCGGACACGGTGGTGGGCAAGTTGATCCGGCTGTGGGCATGGGCGGACCAGCAGACTGTAAGCGGCGATTGCGTGGGGATTACTTGCGCGTACATCGACCGGCTCACTTTCTGCAAGGGATTTGCAAAGGCTTTAATGTCAGTTGGATGGCTCGGGGGAGAGGATGGCGCTTTACAATTCCTCAATTTTGCCCGCCATAACGGAGAGACGGCCAAGGCCAGGGCGGAGTCCGCCAGGAGGATGGCAAAATCCCGTGCGGACAAAGAGCAACAGAACGGCAACAGGAATGGGGCGCAGGACGCAACGGATGTGACGGAAAAGGGGAACGGCTGTGCGAAAAATGTTGCGCTAAAAGCGCAACGAAAAGCGCAAACAGAGGGAGAAATAGAATTTAATAGGACTAAAGGAGGTGGGGGGAGAATTCCACCGTTTAGGGAGAAGGAGGCTCCGGGAGGGATTGCCCCCCCGCCCCCGGATGTTCAGGAATGGGAGGCAAGAGAAGATCCTCCGGATTTTGACGCATTTGTCCGGTGGGTTCAGAGCCTGCGGCCCGGCTGGGACGTGGGAGGCCTCACCGCCAGAGAGCGGCAGGCCGCCTTGAGGGCGTTTGGTGGGTTGAGAAGGCCCGTGAGCAATACGGAAAAGACCGCCCTGAAGGAGTATTTGAGCCACGAACCCGAGCGGAGCAGCAAGTTTGACTATCCACCTGACCGTGAGTTGTTTTTCACGATTTTTCAGGAGGTCGTGCAGAAGGCGATGGCGTGGTTCCGCCGTACGGGACGTAAAACGCCCGCCGAGAAGGAATTTGCCCGGAAACAGGCCGCGGAACGACGGTGGAAGGAGGAGGAACGCTCCGTCAGGCAACGGGCGGAAAGGTTCCGCAGCGGACCGGAAGAACTCATCGAGGAATTAACCGCCCTGCGCCTGGCGCATGGCGTAAAACCATTGACAGACAAAGAACTGGAAAAAATAAGACAAGGAGACTACACACAATGAACCAGAATGAAGACATGGAAGAACTGGACCCGGTGGGCATGATCCATCAGTTGGCCTGTTGTTTCACCCAGCAACGGATGATGGCATCGCAGGTGGCGGTGTTGACGGCGATTGCCAAAAACCCGGCGATTACCTCCGGCCCTATCGTCCGAATGACCGGATTGAGCGTGCCCAACACCGGGCGCATCCTCAATTACCTGGCGGAGGTGGGGGACGTGACCTTTGTACGGGAAGAGCCGCCAAGGCCGGATTATCCTTCCACCCGGCGACATTTCTACATTACGCCGGAAGGGGTGGGCACGGTGAAGAAGCTGGTGCATCACCTGGGCTGGGGGGAGATCAACCGGTTCCGCATCGTGAAGGAGAACGATTCTTCCCAACTTTACAAGTTCCTTTGATAACGGCATGGCCCAGCGAGGATTAACGGAAAAACAGCGTGCGTTCACCAGGTATTGCTTCAGCGGCATGAGCCAGCGGGAAGCCTACCGCAAGGCTTTTCCCAACAAGAAGTTGAAGGATGCCTCCTGCGACGTGCAGGCAAGCAGGCTGTTAAAAAATGTTAAGGTGCAGGAGTACCTGGAGGAATTGCGCCAGCAGGCGCAGAGCGACGCCGTGCTGACCAAGCGCGCCCGGATGGAATGGTTGAGCCGGGTGGTGACGACGGCTCCCAATGCGGTGGACGGGGAATCCGACCTGTGCCAGGAGATGACGACGAGCGAGTTCGGCGTAAAATGCCGGATGCCCGACAAGCTCCGAGCCGTGCAGGAGCTCAACAAAATGGACGGGGCGTACACTCCGGAAGAGGTGAAAGTGACAACGGAATGGAGTTTCAGCAGTTTGCTCAAGGAGCTGAAGAGCAGTGAGCTGGTGAGATGGAAGAAGGAGAGTGGAGCATAAGGCCAGCCGGGAAGAAATTGGATGTGTAGGGCGGACGTGAAGCGGTTCTGTTGTTTGACGGGGCATGCAGGAACGGGTGGACAAGGGGGCTTCGACTTGTCAAGCTTGCCTGCGGCGGTTATTATTCTCTCTAGATGGCTTTTATTGTTTATAAGCGTGACGGGCTGGCAATAGCTTTGCTCGAAGGTCGGGAGGGAGATGAATTCCCCCAAGTGAGAATTAACCAGGTTGATAAATTTTCTGACTGGGAGCTCGATGATTCGCAGTGTGAAGGGGAAAACTGGAAGGTATGGCCCGACGAACTGGTTTTTCACGAACTTCTCCCTTTAATGAGGGAGGCGGTAGAAAGGGCATCAATGTATAATTCACACGAAGAGTCCATAAAAAGTCGTTATTTGGGTGTAATACTGATGAAAGAAATCGTGGATGTTTGGGAAAAGAGAATGAGGGAAAAACGGGGGGGCCAAGCTGCCTCCTTAAATGTTTTTCCGTCGAATCCGCCAAGGCTACCCTTAATTCCAGGAGAATCAGGTTTTCCCATCCGGATGTCTACAATGATTTGATGGAAGGCCAGTGTGTATGGCAAAGAAACCCTGACGCTGACGTTAAATATGAACAGAAGGAACTGGACCGCGTTGTTGAGGAACATAAGAAATATTTGGACAGGGCCCGTATTTGCTGTTTTTCCGAATGGGGGGGCAGGGAACATGCTGCCGCAATGGGCATATTATGCAAACGATGCAAAAGGCGTCATGCTGGCGTTTAATGTAGATGCCGTCCTAAAAAGGTTTGCTCCCGGTGAGGGGAAGAAAGAGGCCATCGCCAAGAGGAGGGTATGGTATGTGAATAATGTGCAAAAGGAACAATGCTTTCAAGACAACTTTCTTGATTTGTATTATGTCAAGCATGCTTCTTGGAGGCATGAACAGGAATGGAGGGTCGTGCTGAATGCAGAGGAGGATGTAAAAAGACTTGGGTTGGATGTGAAGGCTGCGAATAATGAAGCTGGTTTTCCTGTAGGTGTGAAACATTGTTCAGGGATGTATGCTAGGGAACCGGCGGTGATAGATACAGCTCGCACTGAATTATTCAACTGCATAAGTTCCTGGGAGGTCGAAACAGACAAGTACAGAAAAGAATAGCTTGAGTTACGATTGCAAATTGACTGTCTGGAAAGGGATTTAGATGCTCAAAATAAGGAGCGTTTAAAATTTATGAGAATATGGTACTTGGTAAAATCAACACTATAGAATACAGTGATTTAAAATCCGTACTGTCTGATCTAAGATCTGAACTGTTGAAAAAAGACAACTGTTTGAACAGATGGAGACTGAAGTGAAGGTACGGAAACAATTTTGCGAGGTGGTAACTGGAGAAAATAATCTTAAAGAAGTAATTGTTCGCTATCTTTCGGCTATGCTGGCAAGCAGATTGTAGTGAAATTCTTCATTTAATATATTTTTTTGATATACTTGTTGAAAATGGCAAGACTTTTAGTATAATATAGAAAGTTGGCAGAGAGTGAAAATGGAAAAGTAAATAGAATTTTTGGTATCGTATATAAAAACTATTCTGCATGGCTATTATCACCCTCGTTAATAAAAATCTTGTATAGCAAAATTTTTTAAGATATGGAGATATGATATGAGACTATTGAAACTTAAACTACGTAACTATCGCTGTTTTGGCAACAACGAACAAATCATTCCAATTGACAACATTACATCGTTTATTGGTAACAATAGTTCAGGAAAAACTGCAGCATTGTTAGCGTTGAATTGCCTGTTTTCGAATAATAGTAGTGACCGGATCTTGAAACGAAGTGACTTCCATCTTCCGAAGGATATGAAACCGGAAGACTTAGAAGCTCAAGAACTATATATCGAAGCGGTATTCACTTTTGATGAATTAGAAAATGGAGAAGACGGTATTTCTTCCGTTCCGACCTTTTTTAAGAGTCTTGTTGTAGATAGTCCTGATGGAACACCATATTTGCGTGTTCGTTTAGAAGCAACTTGGGAAAAAAGCAGTAATGTTGAAGGTGCAATTGAAAGTAGGGTCTATTATATAACCTGTCCAGAGAGCGAAAAAATTACTGAAGAATTCAAAAGTTCCGCAAATCGAAAAGATTTGGATCGCATTCGAGTAATATATATACCTGCGGTTAGAGACCCCTCTAAGCAATTAAAAAATGTTTCTGGAACAATGATGTATCAGATTATAAATAGCATTAATTGGAGTGCAACTACACAGGAAAAAGTCAAAACAAAAATTCAAGAGCTAAACGAACAGTTCTTAAAAGAAAAAGGTGTGTCAATTCTTGGCGCATCTATACATACACAGTGGGAATCATATGATTCGGATACAAGATATTCAAACGCTCAATTACGTTTCAATAGCACTGATATTGATTCTTCTATTAAAAAATCAGAGGTTGTGTTTTTGCCCACACCAACAGGAAAAGAATGCACAATTGAGGATATGAGTGATGGTTTGCGTTCACTGTTTTATATTTCCTTAGTTGATAGTATTCTTGATGTTGAGTCAAAAATTCAGCAGGAAATAGACACAGATCCCAAAAATATTTCGTTTAATCATAAACCTCCTATTTTAACGATTATTGCGTTAGAAGAGCCGGAAAATCATATTGCTCCCCATTTAATCGGGCAGTTAGCTACAAATATGAAAAAAATAGCGTCAAAAAGCAACGCTCAGACTGTCTTTACTTCTCATTCTACAGCAATTATCAAACGCTTTGATCCGGAGAAGTTAAGATATTTCCGTCTTAATGTGAATGATTGCACAACTAGCGTTCGTTCAATTACGTTGCCCGATAAAGAAAAATTGGCAGATCAGTATAAATTTATCAAAGAGGCAGTTAAAGCCTATCCTGAACTATATTTCGCGAAACTTGTTGTTTTAGGTGAAGGTGATAGTGAAGAAATCATATTGCCAAGATTCTGGAATGCTAAAAATGGCGATGTAGATACAAGTGGCATATCAATTGTTCCTTTGGGCGGTAGGCATGTAAACCATTTTTGGCGGCTGCTTAATGATTTGAATATTCCATACATTACGCTGCTAGACTTAGATAAAGAACGAGGAGGCGGCTGTTGGGGGCGAATTAAATATTTGCTTGAACAGTTAATAGAAAATGGTTATGACAAGGACAAACTATTAGGAGAAAATATAGATAGTTTATCTGACGAAGACTTTGGTAAGATGCACGATTGGGATGTTAATAATTCAGAAATTTTGCAAAGCTGGATTAATTATTTGGAAAAATATAACGTTTTCTTTTCGACACCTTTGGATATCGACTTTTTGATGTTAGAGCATTATGGCAATATTTATAAAAGTCTGTTGGGCGAAAAAGAAGGTCCTAGGCTGATTATTATGGAAAATGATAAGAAATGCCAAAAATATATTAAGGATATCGAAAATACTGGAAAACCTTATTCAGAGTATTGCACGCGTGTTGCAGATGATGTGAGACATACATTAAAAGAATGTGGCGGCGATGGAAAAACATATTCTGAGGAACAAAAGAGATTAATGGTGTGGTACACCTATTTCTTCCTTAACAGGGGAAAGCCATCAACTCATATTGAGGCATTCTCTCAAATTAGCAATGAGATGTTGGTTTCTACTATGCCGCCTGTGTTCAAACGCTTAATTTCTGCTGCAGAAAAAGCATTAAAGGAGAAACCTAATGAAGATTGTTGTACCAGAAAAATGGATACCGTGTGATGGCATTGTTTTAGAAGAAAATGCAGATGCAGCGGTTAGAACAGATAAAAGTGTTCTCGTTGTTGCTGGTCCAGGTGCAGGAAAAACTGAGTTGTTAGCTCAAAAAGCTAGCTATCTTTTTCAGACGAATACTTGCAGTGACCCACAAAAAATATTAGCGATAAGTTTTAAGAATGACGCCGCTGATAATCTTAAGAAAAGAGTCATAAAGAGATGCGGAAAAGAAATTGAAACTAGATTCATATCAATGACTTATGATGCATTTTCTAAAAGCATTTTAGATCATTTTCGTTTTGCTCTTCCAAATGTTTTAAGACCGGATGCCGGCTATTTGGTTAATGATGCAGATACTATTGATGCTGCTTTCAAGAAAGCAGGGTACAACAATCCATTAAATTTGTTAGCCTATAAGCTAAAGTCATACTATGAACGTGTTCTTGACTCAATAGAATTACCTTTTTCTCAGAATAATTTAGGAGAAACTGTATGGAATTTACTTCTGAAAGGGTTTGATGATTATAAACCAGCTTTATCCTTTAAGATGATATGTATCCTTGCAGAGTTTATTATCAAAACAAACCCCAAAATAAAGAGAGGTTTGCAACTTACCTATAAATTCGTCTTTTTAGATGAGTTTCAGGATACTACAGATTTGCAATACAAACTTGTCAAACAGTGCTTTTGGAATTCGGACTCAATAATGACGGCAGTTGGTGACAACAAACAACGTATAATGGTATGGGCTGGTGCACGAAAAACTGTTTTCGGTGATTTTGCAATAGAATTTAATTCAGAAACTCAAAAACTGATCATGAATCATCGATCAGCTCCAAGACTTGTCGATTTGCAGAGGAAAATGTATGCTTCGTTAAATGAAAATGATTGTACTATATGTGTTTCTGACAAATGGAATCCAGATGATGGTAAGATAACATTGCTCATTGCTGAAAATGAAGATATCGAAGCAAAAATAGTAGCAGAACGCATAATTGAACAGATTTCGTCAGGGATTGAGCCGAATAAGTTGTGTATTCTCTGCAAGCAAAAGCCTCAAGACTATGCTCCTAAAATTATTGATGAACTTAGTAATTGCCAGATTTGTGCTCGTATCGAAAACGACTATCAGGATTTAATCAAAGAACCTATTGTAGAAATGCTAATTGCATTGCTACGTTTAGCTGTTGATAGAAAACATCCTCATGACTGGGAATTTATTGTATCGACGATGGCCACTCTCTGGGGCTTAGATTCGCTACAGTCAAATGATGATTATTTCAACATGCAAAATGATCTTGACATAGAAATCAAACAATTAAGTATTATGATGGAAAATATTACGTGTAAAAAAGATTTTCATGCTTTGCTAAAACATGCAATACAATTTTTGGGAGAGAAACGCATAAAAGCTATGTACCTGACATATGGCCAGGGAACATATTTAAATGACCAATTAAATAAGTTTCAGAATTATATGTGGATGGAACTTGAAGCGACACAGATGGATTGGATACTTGCCATGGAAAATTTTGAGGGCTTACATTCCGTTCCGATTATGACAATCCACAAGAGTAAAGGATTAGAGTATGATGTCGTATATTTTGTAGGGCTTGAAGATTCTGCATTTTGGAATTTTAAAAATCAGCCTGATGAGGATAGGTGTACATTCTTTGTAGCGTTGTCTCGTGCTAAGAAAGAAATATGGTTTACTTTTTGCAAGTATCGCTATACAAGCAGATTCCCTAAGCAATCACATGCTCAAATCAATGAATTTTATGAATTGCTAAAGGTGCCAGGTATTGCAACCATAATAGAACGGTAAATTCTTAAATGCATTTATAGTATTTTGTTTTAAATACGCAATTTTATTAAACAGAAACAGAAATTCCAGCCCATCATGCTTAATTTTAGTTTGGGTTTTCAGCTTTTGCATAAAATTTATTTTTTGTCATAGATTTGACATAAAGGTAGCGGAGATCATACGCCCGATTGCCGGTTACAAAGGATGTTTTATTCAGTTCGACCTTGAGGAGAAGAGGATCGTTGCCATTTTGCCGGACCATGCCGCCTTCAAGAATGAACTTCCCCGGACTGCACTGATGCGCTGGGAGTTGAAGCCGTGGGATCTCTATTGCGTAGCCACGGTACGGTTGGAGAGCTGCGAGCCGGAAAGGAAGACGCGTGCCGGGGCGACGGTTCTTTTCGGCTGGGAAGAACTGGTGTTGGAAGGCTCCTTTCAAGAAATGAAGGAACAGCTTGACCGGAGGATGCGGGAGAAGGCGGAAGTCTTCGGGAAAGGGGTAGCCTACGAGGGATGCCGGGAAGGTGAGGAGGGGGGACTGGATTTCATGTTTATCCAGGGAGCCAGCTTCCACATTTTCCATGTGGACGTGAACAATTAACGGAGGATGAACCATGCAGGATATTGTTTTGGAAAAACCGTGCGGGGATGGTGAGCGGAAGACTCCGGATTCTCCGTACCTTGACGACATCAGCCAGGAGGAGGCGCGTTCCGCGTTCGTCCGCAACAGTTCCAACCCCGAACGGTTCGGGGAAGGGCTGAGGAGGGCGTATGTGGAGGATCTGGAATTCTTCCTTGCCTCTATCAAGAAATGGATGGTAGGGAAGAACGCCTCCCGGATTCAGTACGAGCTGGAGGTTTTCCGGCAGGGATTGAAAAAGAGGCATCTTGATTACATTCATGCGAATGCCAGGTGCGGGAATTTTGTGATTTCCGACTCACCGGATCACGAGAAGGAAAGCCGCAAGCTGCGGATTGCGGAAGCAAAACGCAGGGAGATTCTGGATTACATGGAGCGAAAGCACGACGAGGTTTTCAACAAGTACCATAACAGGCCTTATGCGTGGCTGGAGCCTTCCGGAGGGGAAGAGAGGAGGGAGCTGGAGTACAAGCTTGCCGTACTCAAGCGGATGCACCATTACATGCTCGACGTCAACGCCGCGCTGAACAGGGCGAAGGGCGACTGGAGAAAGCGGGAAGAGGAATTGAGAGCCATGGGGCTTTCCGAAGCGGAAATGGAGCCGCTGCTGCTTCCGGACGTACGGGGGCGTGTGGGCTTTTCCCCGGAAGGGCTTGCCAGAAGCAGGCGTTATATCCGGAAGACGGAGAAGTTGCTGATGGGTTTGATTGCTTCTGAGGAGAGCACGGGGGCTTCCTTCCATGGAAAGGAGGGAGCATGAGCAGCAGGAAAAAGAACCTCCCCTCCCCTGGCGAACGGAAAGGAGAGGCTTTCTGGCGGGAGTTGAACTCAGCGGACTGGGACGGGAAGTCCTGCTCCCTGGTGTTCGAGGAGTTTGTGGACGTTATGTTCTGTACTCTGAGTGCTGGGAAGGTGGAGTACAAGGGGCGCGCGATGTTCCAGAAAGATCGTGACCGGAAGATTGGAGTCTTCCAGCGCGCCATGCTCCTGCTGGGGGAGGAGATGGAACGGGAACCGTACCGGGATTTGCTGGGCAGGGTGTACCAGGATGTTGCCGGAACGGCGGGGAAAAGAGCTCTTTCCGCAGTTTATACGCCCGATGCCATCTGCAAGATGACTGCCGGGATGGGAATGGACATTGAACTTGTCAAGGCCCGTATCAGGCGGGGGGAAACGGTTTCCCTGTACGAACCCGCCTGCGGGGCGGCGCGGATGGTGCTGGCTGTGGCGGAATTGCTGGGAGAGCTCCGCATGGGGCTGCGCGTCACCTGTGAAGAGATTGATTTGGTCGCATGCAAGATCGCTTACGTCAATCTCAGCATGTGGGGCGTGCCTGCGGTGGTTTACCATGCGGATTCCCTGTCGCGGAAGTGCTGGGGAGGATGGAAGACCGCCGCCCTGGTTTTGATGGAAGCCCGGGAGGAAGAGGTGAGGCATCTGCGCCGCATGGTAGAGATGATGATGTTCGCTGAAATGAAACCGATTCCGTAGCTTTGAGGAGGGCGTGCTCCCGCAGGAGGAACCCGGCAGGGAATGCCTCCTGCGGGAAGACCGGGAAAAAACCATTCGCAAAAAGATAAAAACAGCCTATATTGTCCAGAGATTGGATGACTGACATGACTCCTGAAGAATTTCTGGCATGGGCCCGGCACAAGCCCTTTGGCGATCCCTTTCCCAAGACGCAGACGGTCACGTTCCTGGTGCCCCTCCTTGGTGTGAGCCGGACGAATATTTTTACATGGATCTCCGGAAAAGTGAATCCCAGCAAGACGAGTCTTTTACTCATGGAAGCCCTGAAACGGGAAAACCGCATCCGCCTAGTGGAACGGGCGGAGGATTTTGCCCGGCACAAGCACGAGGGACAAACGAGAAAGTACACCAACGACCCCTACGCGAACCATCCGGAGGCGGTCGTTGGCCTTTTATCGGAGTACACGGATGACGAACGCTTGCTGGCCGCCGCATGGCTGCACGATACGATGGAGGATTGCGGCGTGAGTTATGGGGAGCTTTCCGCCGAGTTCGGCCCGTATGTGGCGACTCTCGTGTATTTGCTGACCAATGACGAGAAGGAAAAGGAGAGGCTGGGCAAGGCCCGCTACATGAGCAAGAAGCTTGCGGCCCTTCCACCGGACGCCCTGACGATCAAACTGTGCGACATGCTCAATAACATGGACGGTACGCATTCCCGGAGGCAGGCGGAAACGTATGTGGAGATTTTAAGGAGGGTACGGGAAAAGAAACCCTCCGTCTGGAACGGGACGCATGAGGCCCTGGCGGAGAGGATCATGGAAACCTACCGGCAAAAGATTTTCTAAAGAGTAGTTAGTTTCCCGTTGTTTTCCCATGCCCGGCAGAGCTTGCACCTGCCGGGTTTTTTGATGCCCCGGTTCTTCCTCCCCCCCCTCATTCCATGAGCACTCCATGGGCGGAGGTCTTCCTGTTACCTTGCTGCCGATGGGAGGGCAGCGGCCCCCTCCGTGCGGAGACCGGGAAGAACCAGCCGCCGTCCCGTCACCAAAACATATATACATTAAATAACATTATGGCTATATCAACCAAACCGTTCCACCCGTTGGACGCAGAAAACAACCGCCGTTACAAGGTCAAGAAAAAAGACGCTCCCAAAATTGACTGGCATAAGACGGAGGAAACCGGGGCACACGACTGGGAAGGCTATATCCGCATTCCGGAAGATGGAACCTACAATTTCACGATTCAGATTGACGACAACGGCTATCTGGAGATCAACGGTGAAAAGGTAGTGGAACTGACTGGAAGCAATTCTTCCAAGAAAGCAACTGGAAGCAAGGAACTTAAAAAGGGCTTTCACTATGCGAAACTGCATCATGAAAACCTGGAAGTCCCGGAGGCTATTGCTCCTTATCCCAATGCGGAGGAATTTGTTCCTCAAATGGACGGAAAAGACCTGGAACTCTGGGAAATTGACGCACCCAAAAATCTGATGAAGGCTGCGGATGCCCAGAAGCTGCTTGGTTACTACAATGTCGTGGACTTTGCTACTATGAGCCAAGATCAAGTGTGGAATCATATTGGCGGGTGGTTCAATGAACAGCATCTGGCCGGTGTTGGAATTTACCAGGACAGTTGTGCTCTTCGTCTGAGTATTGCTTTCTGCTGCAAGGGTATTTCCCTATCTGGCGTGAAAGATTCCAGTGGTAAAACGGCTGCCAACAATATTACCCTGGTCACTCCTCCCGGCAATCTCTCAGCCCTCAATCCGGGAATGACGGGACAGGAAGATCCTTCTACACTCCAAAAGCACGTCGTTTTCAGCGCCGCCGCCATGAGCTTGTTCCTGCATAACACCTATGGGGAATCTGACTATGCGGACAAGGACGCGAAGACGGGGTACTGTACTCCCCAGGAGGGAGATATTGTTATCTTTGGACAAACCGGTCACGTCGGCATGGCTCCGGGAAATAATATGGAGAAGATCGGCAATTATGGAGGTCAGCCGATTTGGTTGCTCTATCGTTCGACTTTGGATGATTAAAACTCTTCCTTAGCATTCTTATGATTCACAAGGCGGATATGATTATATCCGCCTTGTTTTTTTGGAAGAATAGGATATAAAAGGGAACATGAACAAGCATGGGGTTTTTGAACGAAACATTTTCTTCATCCTGGTATTCCTGATTGCAGCGGGCACATGGGGCGCCATGGCGGACAGTCCGGATGCTCCGCTCATGGACAGCGAGCAAATCAAAGCTTGCCAGCAGGGACATATGGAAGTCCTTTCATCCTATCTGGGTTCCGGGAATACGGTGGTCATGGCCTGCTCGTACAAGGCGGAATGGGAGCCGCCCGCTTCCCTAACCGGCAAGGGTATTCTGACTACGTATGCCGTCATTGTCAGGTCGGAACATCAGGATTTTCCTGTGGGAACCAAAGTGAAATGGGTAAATTATATCGAATCCCCCGGTTCCGTTGCCCAGGAAATCATCGACCGCTGGAAGTCACCGGACGGCGAGCTTGTTTATATCATTAACCCCATAAAAGGAAGTGATGGGGAAGGAGAGGACATCGCCAAGGTAAAAAATGACATTCCGGAACTCCTCGACTGTATTAGGTTTTCCATTGCAAATAAGAGTTTTTATAATAATTTACGAGCCATGCTTGATATTCCGGTTCGGAGGGAGCAATGATTCCCATTTCCCTTTCTCCTGGGGGCATTCTTCGTGTGCTTCGCTGAAGGTGCGCAGGGCGTCGGCGGTGTGGGAGCAGACATCATGGAGGGGTTCCGTTTTTTTGAACATGATGGACAAATGGATTATCTATTATTTCTATGGTAAAAATATCTCTCCTTTGTTGTTTTCTATCCGGTCTGCTAGCCGTGGCACTGCATGCTCAAGAACCTTCCTCCTCCTCTTCTTCTCACTGTGTAGCCACGCAAGAGGAGATTGACAATGACCATGATAACTTCCTTCGTGGAACGGCCCGGAAATTACGTCAGAACGACGTTGTTCTGGCGGTTATTCCCTATAAAACCGTAAAAACTGACCAGGGAACGGTGCATTATGCCCGTGTCGTCCAGTCATTGAGGGGAGATATTCCGGTGGAAGCCCTGGTCAAATGGCTCAATCTCTATAGTAAACTGCCTGCGGGCGGTAAACCGGAAACCAAATTGTTGTCCGGCAGTTCGTTCATGTATGTACTGGCCCCTTCAAAGAACGTCAAAGAACTGGGGAAAGATCCGGAAGACTTCACCCCTGCATCCACCGTATATTCCTCACAGGTTCTGCTGGGGGCTTACGACCTGGGTGATCATGTTGACTATTTTCCGATGACGGAGAGTGACCCTGGCCGTGCCATGAAAAAGCTCCTGCATATTGAGCCAGCAAAAATCACCGCCGAATCGGAAGCAGCCCGCTTTAACCCGAAATCCGGCAAGTAACCTGGTTTTCTTCCTTCTCCTTTCTTTTTGATTCACCAGGGGCTGTCTCACGAAAAAGAGGCAGCCCCTTCTTCTTTTGCGCCCCCTGCTCATAACCTGATACTTCCCCTTCATTCCACAAGCCCTCCCCGTTTTTTCCGGATGGTTTTAGCATGTGGCCATGCTCAACTTTCTAGGAACCACGGAGAACTTCGCCGTTATCGAAAACATCCCGTATTCGATGACATGGAAGTTTTTTGATGCCTGGACCGGGGAACCGATACCGCTGGACGGCGTTACCTTCTCCGGGCGCATCTTCGTGGGGGAAAACGGGCGCGAACTGGAGCTGGACATCGCCAAGGGTGAAGAGTCCCACCTCCTTGTCGTCGGCTGTTCGGGCCTCCCGGAAGGCCGCTGGCCGTATGAAGTTTTTTGCGTATCGGACGAGGGGCTGCGGGAGCGCATGCTATCGGGCTGCATTGGCGTGATTGGTTCGCTGGAGGCCAAAACTGTTCTGGATGCACGTCCCACGGCGGACCGGACGCTCTCCGTCCGCCTCCCAGGAGACACGGCCCGCGCCCTCAAGCTTGAATGGCTCTCCTCCTCGCTGGCCCAGACTGCCGCCGCTTCCGCCTGGAATGCCTGGGAGAAGACGAAGGAAACCGCCGACAAACTGGAGGAAGCGGACCGGAAACTGGACGGCCTCATGGAAACCACCCAGGAAGCCATGGACCGGCTCGGCCAGGTGGACGGCCTCATGGAAGGCATCCACGCTGAAGTGGAAAGCGCCCACCAGGCCGCCCAAAAAGCGCAGGACATCCTTGAAAGCGGCATCCTGCAAGGGGAAAAGGGAGACACCCCCGTCATCGGGGAAAACGGCCACTGGTGGATTTCCGGCCAGGACACCGGCATCCGGGCGGAGGGCCGGGATGGCGTCACCCCGCATATCGGCGCCAACGGTCACTGGTGGATCGGCGAGCAAGACACGCAGGTCCAGGCGGAAGGGACGGACGGCATGGACGCCGACTTCATCCGCCGCATTTATATTTCTTCCGCGAAGGAACTGCCGGAGGAAGGAGAACGCGGCGTCTTCTACTACATCCCCAGCCCGGACGGCAATTACGACGTGTACGCCTGGGTGGACTTCCCGGACGGGGACTCCGCCTGGACGCCCATCAGTGAATCCACCCTCCAGCAGGCTACCGTCCGCGCCCACGGCACGGTCCGTCTCAGTACGGGCACCATCCTGACGAACGGCGGCATTGTCGGCGTCAATGAGGCCGGGCAGCTTCTGGTGCGTGAAGCCCGGACGGACGTTCCCGGAACAGTCAAGCTCTCATCCTCCAAGCCTTCCCTGATCTCCCCCGGCCTGGTGGGAGTCAATGCCAGCGGCCAGCTCATCGTGCCGGAGGCCACAATCAACCAGGCGGGAACCATCAAGGTCAACAACTCCAAATCAGTCGAACGCGGAGCCCAGGTCCAGACGAACAAGAACAATCTCGCCATGGTCCCCATCGCGGGAAACCGCTCTTACGGAGTCGTCGCCACGGGCACCCAGTTTCCCGTCATCCCGCATGAACGACCCTACATCGTCTCCCTTCCCATTGCTTCGGATGACACGCGCCTCAATTCCGCCGCCCTCTACGGCACACTCACCATCAACCTCCACCGCAGGGGATTTCTACGTTATACCTCTGGAGCCAATGCTGAAAACGGACTGGACTTTTCTACAGGCCGCTATCTGTCGCTGGATTATGGCACGGGCCTGGAGTCGGAGGAATACACCTCCACCATTGAGGGGTTGACGGACACCCGCTGCCGCCTGGCCGTCCATCGGTACGGAGACATCGTTTTCCATGACTCCTACGCCACCCCGGACAAGGGCGGCTCCGTCAAGCCCGGCCCTTCCTTCACCATGTCCGGTAAAGGTGTCCTCTCCCTGCTTCCTGCTGCGCCCGGCACGCTGGGAGGCATCAAGGTAGGAACGACGCTCTCCATCGCCAAGGATGGCACGCTCGACATTCAACTGGATACGGAGACCTTCCACGAAGCCAGCCCCCGCCCGGCCAGTTCCGCCGCCACCGCCGCCTGGATCAGAGGGAAGAACTTCGTCTCCCAGTCCGATTTGCAGGGTAAGGGCTTTGTTTCGGAAATCTGCGTCAAGGAACTGCTGGACGGCTATCAGCCCCGCATGGGCATAGACGACCTCCTCCCCGTTACCCAGGAACAATTTGAAGCCCTTCCTTCCCGGAGTTCCAAAACCCTTTACATCATTTACTGATCCCGCATGAAAATTTCCCATCACTCCATCACCGCCAGACAGGTCTATGACGCCCGCCTGGGCGAGAACAAGGTAAAGGCCATCTACCGAGGCGACGTGAAAATCTATCCGGACAACGCGGCACGCATCAGCCAGATCAGGCTGGACATCTCCGCCTGGTCGGGCACGCCGGACGGCTCCTTCTGGGAGCAGGCCATCGAGGCCGTCTCCGTCTACGCTTCTACTTCCCGCTACATTAAAATGACGGCGGACCGCACCTACATGGTCGGCAGCACATGGGGGAGCTTCCCGCTTGCCTCCTACCGAGGAGCGGGACTGTTCGAATTCGCATACAACGAAGGCCCTCTGCTCCAGAACGTCCGTCTGGGGGACAGCGCATCCCTCCAGATCAAACTGCCTTCGCTGAAAAGTTTTTCGATTGGCGGCACGCAGGAGTTCGACCAGCCGGTCAGCCGCGTCTATCCGGCATGCCCTTCCGGCACGGAAGTCCGGGGGTATTTCGGCAAGGGCCAGAAGCGCGTTTCCACGGGCGTGCGCATCGTGATCGTGAGCCTCCCCTCCGGCCAAGTCCTTCTGGACCGCCATCAGCAGCAAAACGGCCACTGCCGGGGCAGCTATGACTGGAACTACGGCTGGGTCGGCTCCGTGGCCGGGGACACGCAGGCCCGGCTGGAGGTCTACCCCCACCAGCCGCGCGGAGGCTGGGGCGGGTACTTTATCTATCCTGCCGCTTCCTGTTCCCTCACTGCCCGCATCATCCAGATCGTCCCGGAAGCCTGAAACTTATTCCCCCCCTCCCTCTACGATTAACTCCTCACTTTTGATGACCTCTGCCATGCAAATAGCCACCATCCCCGGAGAAACCTATGCCGTTACGGTCACCTCCCCCTGTACGGTCTGTGCCGTCATGCCCAAATCCTCTCCCCTTCTTTTGATTACCATTGAGGACCCCGGCCAGTATCTCGTTGTGGCTCCTACCACAGCCCTGTACATCGACGACGATTCCGCCCTTGTCACCCGGTCTTTTAAGTCCGCCCCCGTGGGGATGTTTTCCCGCAAGGTTCCCTCCGGGGGCTCCATCGGCCAGGAATCCATCGAACTTTCCCTGGCTCCGGACGGCCCCAGGGACAACCTCAACTCCTGCGGCTTCGCGTTCGCCGTGGAAGAAGCGGGCATTCTCCGCTCCATCGCCATTGAAGGCCGCACGGGCTACGAATTCCACAAGAATCCAGTGTGGATGAAGCTCTGGCGCGCCGTTCCGGGGGCGGTCCCGGTGTGGCTGGCCGTTTCCCTTAACTCCGTCATCCAGCAAAACGACGCCCTCAACACCTGGGACTTTGAAGAAGGAGTGCCGCTCCGCGCCGGAGACTGCCTCGTTGCCACCACCCACCGGGAGGAGGGGAAGGAGAGCCGGGAGTTTTCCGTGGACGGGACGGACGGCAAGCTTCTTGCCCGCGTGTGCGCCATCCCCGCCACAGAAGGTATCGGCTGTCTGGATGATTCCGGCAGCGTCGCCTGGACCTACCTTCCATCGGGAACCATCACCCTATCCAGGGAAGCCAACCTGGCGGATTACGCGCAGGTGGCCGTTCTTGATGAGTCCGTATTCGGCTCCACCCGCAAACGCCCCCAGACACTTTATGTCCTCCGGGCGGCCTCATCCCCTTCCAACTACCCGTAACCGCTAACCAAAACCATATAACACCATGGCTTCAACAACAACAAAACTCTATTTGGGCTCCACCCTCCTCGTGGACCTGACGGCCTTTGCCCTGGCAAGCAGCCTCACGGCTCACGCGGACAACGGTTCCATCCATGTAACTGACGGGGAGCGTTCTTCCTGGAACGCCAAGCTCGACGCTTCGGCGCTGGCTTCATACGTCCAGTCAAGCACCCTCACAACCACCCTTGCCTCTTATGCCACGCAGGACTGGGTAACGCAACAAATCGCGGCAAAATCCCATATCCGCATCACGCCGGTGGAAACACTTCCCGCCGAAGGCGTACCGGATGTCATCTATCTGGTTCCCCCTGCCGGTGCGGGAGACTCCCATCTCCGGGAGCAATACGTCTACCTGAACGGAGAGTGGATCAAGGTGGGGGACACAGGAGTTTCCCTGGACGGCTACGCCACCGAATCGTGGGTGAAGGGCCAGCTTGAACCCTACGCCAAATCTTCCGACGTGACGGACTCCATCGCCACGGCGAAGGAGGAAGCCGTTTCGGAGGCTGCCACCCATGCCGAGGGCATCTACGCCAAAATCACCTCCATCACTCAGAGCGCCTATAACGCCCTGGCGGCAAAGGACATTCACACCCTCTACGCCATTACCGACTAACGATACTCCCTTTCCCCCCTTCCATGATCCGTGAACTCAAACTGGGAGACATCCCCCTGCTGCAACTCGCCTCCGGCATCACCGCTTCGGAGCCGGGTCTCGTCTCCGGCCAGCAGGTTGTTTCCTATGTCGAGGGGAGGCTTTCCTCCCTCGGCACCGGAACATGGAATGGGGGCACCGTTTCCAACGCCACCACCTTTGACGCCCCTGTCTGCATCAACTACGGAAACTGGCTGACTTACGGCAACTCCTCTATCCCGTGGTCTTCCATCCCTGCCGCCGCCGCGCCCAGCAAGCGCCAGATTGAGAGCTACACAAGCGCGGCTGCTCTCGTGCGTCCGGCCACCGGCCAAATCGGACAGGTTCTCCACCTTACCGCCAGCGGTCCCGCCTGGACGGATCTTCAACCCTCCGGAAGCACATCTTCTGCCGGGTCCAGCGTTCACCAGAACAGTCTTTTTCTGCTTACGGACTGGCACAGGTCGGAGAGCCTGCCTCCGGATGGTACAAAGTGGAACTCGTTCTTTTTGCTTCCAGGGCTGCCACGACTCTCGGCTTGCTTGACTCGCAGGCCGTCCAAACAGGCCGCGTCAAAAACGTGATGGGCATGGCGTGGCACAACGAGTCCATCCCTTACCTCTCCCTGACGGGGACCTCCTGGCTTGGCTACCAGGGCTCCCCGCAAGAGGGCATCTTCGCCTACGTACGTCCTTCAGATGAGCTTCTTGTATGAGCACATCCCGGGTGAGGCGGCATGGATGGGCTCCGGCCTGGTTGAGGGCAAGGCCGGATGGATAAACGGCTCCCTGCGCTACACCTCAATCCAGAAACCGGAGGAAGTACACAATGCCACCACCCTTCTTCCGGACGACCCTCCCACGGAACCGCCTACGGAAGGTCCTACCGATCCTCCTACGGAAGGCCCCACCGAAATACCTACGGAAGTACCTACGGAAATACCCTCGGAAATGCCGGAAGGCTTCTCCCATAATCTTCTTCGCCCAGCCACTGACGCGCCATGATTTACCTGCATTATTTCACTTACCGCGGCCACGCCGACCTGCTGACCTGGACGTGCCGTGCCACCCTGGAAGCTCTTGCCCATTCCCCTTATGTCCTTGGCAGGGATATTTCCATCGTTGTCGTTGACGATGCCAGCAATCCGTGTCCGGAAGCAGCCGTCTCGGAACTCAAGGCCATGGGTGCAACCTACCGCACCTCCACCTTTAAACGCAGAGGCAACCTCAACGGCCAGGACTGCATCATGGGGATTCTTTCCGAATTCAAACGCTCCATGCACCGCAAAAAGGATATTGCCGTCAAGCTGGACTGCGACACATTGCTCCTCGGCACCACCTGGCTGGAACGATTTGTGAAGGACAGCTCCGCCCTCGTCACCGGCGCGGATGACCGGGGGTGCATTTACGGCATGTGCTATGGGCTCAAGGCCGTCCTCATAGACGCCCTCATCGACCTCTTCACTCGCTGCCCCGTCGGGGATAGCTCTCAGGAAGACATCTACCTCGGCTACCGCGCCCGCAGGCTTGCCCAATCCCTTTCCGGGGACGGAAGCTTCCTGCCCATCCCCATCTGGCTCAACAGTCCCGACACTCCCGGCGATAACGGTCCTCACGGCCAGCTCATCATCTACAACTGGTCGCGCGGCCTGGACATCGCCCCTCTCTATACAGGCTTCCAAGTCATCAACGTCTGTAACGGCATGCACCAGGGCAAAACTGCCATGGCGGATGTGCAGAAGCTGGTTGAGCGCCTCGTCTCCGGCAAATTCTCCGTTTTCTGATCCCATCTCCACCTGTGTCTTTGACCATGAAAATTGCGACGCTTACCGGCCACTCCTACGCCATTACCGCTTCCCGGCCCTGCACGGTTTCCGCCGTAGCGGGGGACGGTTCCCTCATCCCGCTGCTCTCCATCACCGTTCCCGGCCAGTACGTGCTGGTGGCCCCTTCCACCATGCTGGACATCAACGAGGATCACACTCTGGTGACTCCCATGAAGGGCCGCACCGGCATCACGGGGGGATTGCTCCAGGCCTCCCTGGGCATGCTGCAATCCCATTTTGAGGATAACTACATTCACGTCAACCGGGGAGACCGCAACAAATGGGACGACACGATCAGCTCACAGAATTTCGCCGACCATAAATACAACATGGACCTCCACCTCTATTCAGAAGAACACGCGTCCCTCAAGCAGCTCCTCGCAAACAAGGATGCCCTTCTGGCCCTCCTCAACCCGGACCAGACGCAAACGGCCTGACCTCTCCCTTTCCCCTTCTCCTGATTAACCCAAACCAAAAACAAAACCATGAATAATGCAACTAATACATGCAACCACACGGAAGAAATCGCCCACGCGATTTACAGCCAGCACCACAACGAACTCAATCCCGGCATTCCGCCGGACTGGGACGCCTTGCCTGAAGAAGAAAAACAGGCATGGCGCAAGGTTGCGGGCACCATCCTGCCCACGCTCGGGCAGCACGCCTTGGGCGACCTTCTGGCTTACGCCAAAAGGAAAATAAAAGAATCCTCCTCTACAGGAAAAAAAATCCTCTGGGGCCTTGTCAGCGCCGCCGTCCTGGCCGCCTTGAGCTGGCTGGCCTCCCTCGGGCTTACTTCCTGCGGTCACACGGTGGATATTTCTCAGGAAGGAGCCGCCATTTGCAAAGACGGAACCTGCCTGATCGTCAAGGACGGCCACGTCATCTTCAGGCCCGCGCCGGAAAAGGCTTCCCCCCGGGAGGAAGAAACCGCCGTCATCCGCCAGCAGAAATAATAACCTCCGAACCCAAATAACCGCCGCGATATGTGCCAGCCCTACGATTGGATTATCCGCCTCGTCAACACCCTCAAAGTCGTCTTTGCGACCAAGGACGGCGTGTTCGCTGTTCTTATTGCCGTGATGCTCGTGAGCATGGGCGTCCTCTACCACGACATGCGCCAGTACATGACCGAGCAAACCCGCGCCCAAGTGGAAACCGTCCGCGTGCTCACAGAACTCAAGGCGGAAATCTCCTCACTCAAACAAGCAGCCAAATAACCATGACCTCGACAGAACAAAAAATCGCCGCCCAGATCCTCTATCTGGAGGACAACCGCGCCACCGGGCCGGACTCGCTGCGCGTCACCCGCCTCCCCGCCGCCGACAAAGGCGGCGACTGGGAGATCTGCGGCATCTGCGACGGCATCGAACCCGCCGTATTCCGCCATCTCAAGTCCTTGCTTGACGCCGGGAAAAAGGAAGAAGCCTGGGAAGCCTCCCTCCAGTACGTACTGGACAACACGCAGGCCGTCCGCACCTGGCTCGGGGCGCAGGACTGCCCCGCCGTGGAATTCTTCCTGCGTGACTTCTTCTTCAATGCGGGGATCAAATCCGCCTCGCTTGCCGTCCAGCGGGCCGTCAACGCCCGCAACGGCTCATTAAAGGAAGACAGCATCGCAGGCCCCGCCACGCGTTCCGCGTTCCAGGCGGCTCTCACCGCCAATGGAGAAACCGTCATGCTGATGCTCCTCCATCGTTTCCGTGAACAGCACTACCGTTCCTGCAAGCAATGGGGCGCCTTCGGCAAGGGCTGGATCAACCGCCTGGACGCCGCCGCGAGCTTCGCTGCCGGTCTTCTCCGCTAACCATATCTTCCCGCCATGGCTACCGGAGCTCTCATCGCTGGCACTCTCGCCTCCATCGGTTCGTCTTTCTACCAACAAAAAAAGGCGGCTAAGGAACAAAAGCAGGCGGCGGCAGCCATGGCCTCGGCCATGGAAAAACAACCCACCGTCCAGGCTGCGGACATAGCCGCCCAGCAAACGCAGGACACCCGGGAACAAAGCGAGCAGGCCGTCAACACGGCGGCTAAACGCCGCTTCTCGCTGAACCGCACCGTCAATCCCTCCGCCGCGTCCTCCCTGATGGGAGGGCGCAAGACGCTGGGCTGATATACCACCAAGCATTCCCTGCATCCTCATGGTCCGTCCCAACACACGCCTTGCCGCCCGCTACATCGACACCGCAGAAGCCCTCCTTGGCGACATGAGGGGGTACAGCGGAGACTGGGACTGGCTACGCAAGCACATCATGCCCCGCACACAGGCCGGGGCGGACCGTGAGGAACGACCGTTCCCCACCGCCAAGCGGCTGCATTCCACTGTCGCTATTAAATCCCTGCGCATCCTGACGGGTGCGCACATCATGTACATTACCCCGTCCAACCAGCGCTGGTTCTCCCTTCAGAGCGGGCTTCGCGGCAAGGAGAAATCCTCCCGCGTGGACGAATGGTTTGCGGAATCCACGGAAATCATGTTTGCGGAGCTGGGACGCTCCAACTTCTACACGGAAATCCATGAAACATTTTTAGACCGCTGCCTGACGGGAACCGGGTGCCTCTTCTGTGATACTTTGCCGGATGGCCGGTTGAACTTCCGGCATATACCCTCCGGCACGCATGCCATCGCGGAGGGGGAAAACGGCCAGGTCAACACGCTCGTGCGCCAGTTCAAGCTCACACCCCACCAGGCGGCGGAAAAGTTCGGCTACAAAAAACTCCCGGAAAGCGTCCGCAAGGACTTTGACGACCCCCGGAAGCGCTTCACCGTGCGGCATGAATTCCTCCACCTGGTCTTCCCCCGGCAGAACTGCGACTTCGGGCATGATCTCGTGAATGCCAAGCGCATGAAATGGGCCTCCGTCTACCTCGCCTGGGGAGTGGAAAAACAAGTCATCCGGGAGGAGGGCTACAACGAATTTCCTTTTCTTGTTACTCGTTTTTTGCGCTATGGCGACGGCCCCTACGGCTACGCTCCCGGCCTGGATGTCATGGAAGAAATAACTGCTACCCTCAAGCTGGAACGCGTCATGGACGTACTGGCGGAAGTGGCCGCTTTCCCGCGGATTATTCAACTGGCCGAACAGGTCGGGGAAGTAGACTTGCGGGCAGGGGGCGTCACCACCGTCAAGGCGCAGGCGGCCCGTGAAAAACTCCCCCGCGAATGGGCTACTTCGGGCCGTTACGATGTCGGCAAAGACCGCATTGCCGACAAGGAGGAAAAAATCCGGGAGGCCTTCTTTGTGGACATGCTGATGCCTCTAGCCAACGTGGATCGGCAGATGACGGCAACCGAGATTAACGCCCGCCAGGAAGAACGCGTCCTCTCCTTTTCCCCCTCCCTGACCCTCTTTATCAGCGACTGCAATGTTCTCATGCACCGCATCTTCTCCATCCTGTTCAGGCAGGGCAAATTCCCCAAGGACGACGTGCCCGCGGAACTCATCGTGCCGGACATGGGAGGGAGTGAAAACTATGAAATTGAAATCCCCAACGTCCAGTACCTCGGGCGCATCTCACAAGCCATCGCCAACGCCCAGCAGCAGGGACTCGAATACTTCATGCAGGTGGCTTTGAACTACACGCAGATTACCAAAGACACCTCGATGATCGAATACGTCAACCCGAGAAAATTCGCGCAATTCCTCTACGAGCGCACCGGGGCTCCCACCAGTTGCCGCCGCACCGCCCGGGAACTTTCCGAGCTCGACAAGCAGAAGGAGCGAGACGCCGAAATGCAGCGCAAGCTGGCTGCCGCAGAGGGCGCCCGGAATCTTGCCGGAGCCCAGAAAGACCTGGCTCCCGCCTGACGCACCGGCACGCGCGCCATTCCATTTTCTTATGCAACCCATAGAACAACACATAACAACCGAACAGGAGCTGGCCTACAAACGCTATGTAGAACACCGCCGTTCCCACCTGGCCCGCCAGGTTACGCCGGAAACCCTCGCCTACATAGAAGAGGAGTTCCAAACGGAGCTTCCATGCTACCAGACCCGCGATCCCATGACCGGCCAAACGCTCAAGCCCGATCCCATCCTCGCCGCCATCAGGGACGGACAGAGGGAAGTCGTCCTTTGGCTGCGGCGTGAAATCGCCCTGGGCCTCCAAGCCGCGGAACAAAACGATGAAGACGCCTGAACAACCGCCACGATGGGGGAGCGGTTCCCCTTTTCCCCGAACCGGGAAAAAGCTCTCCTACCTCTCCGTCTGCTCCGGCATTGAAGCCGCCAGTGTCGCCTGGGAACCCTTCGGCTTCCAGCCGGTCGCTTTTTCTGAAATTGAACCTTTCCCTTCCGCTGTGCTGGCCCGGCACTATCCGGACGTACCCAACATGGGCGACATGACTCAATATGCAACCTGGAACATCCCAGCAATCGACGTTCTGGCCGGAGGAACGCCCTGCCAGTCCTTCTCCGTCGCGGGCAAACGCGGCGGCCTCTCCGACGAACGCGGCAACTTATGCCTCACTTTCTGCCAAATGGCCGATCACTTCGATCCAGCCTGGGTACTCTGGGAAAATGTTCCCGGCGTCCTTAATTCAGTGGATAATGCGTTCGGATGCCTGTTGGGAAAACTATGTGGCTTTGGTTCCCCCGTCCAACCGGCAGCAGGACGGAAACACCAGCCTTGCGGCGTGGTGGCCGGACCCAGGCGAACCGTGGCATGGAGGATCATGGACGCCCAATGGCACGGAGTACCCCAACGCCGCAGACGTGTCTTTGTCCTTGCTTCAAGAGGTGCTGGAAACTGGGCCGCTGCCGACGCGCTACTTCCTCTCGGAGACCGCCTGCCAAGGCATCTTGAGGCGCGCCGCAAAGCGCGGCAAAAAGCTTCCTCCGGCTCTCGAACGCGCCCTGAAGGCTCGCATTGGGACGGCGGCCCCCATCCCACCCTCGGAGCCATCGCCACCGGCATCGGCATGAGCGACCAGGAACTCTTCGCCCAGCGCGGAGCCAACCTCGTCCCCGGCATCTCCCCGACCGTTACATCCAAATGGGCCAAGGGCACCGGAGGACCGTCCGGAGACGAATGCCAGAACCTTGTCATCCAGTCTTTCCCCGGCTACGTCCAAACGGGGGACAAAAGCGTCCTTTCCACGATTTGCTTTAGCCTTTATGAAAACCATCCGCAGGATTCCCGCGTTACCGGTCCCCGTGAGGTAAGTCCGGCCTGTACGGCCCAGTGGGGAACGGGAGGGGGCAACACCCCGCTCGTTCTCCAGTCCGGAGCCCCGGAAACCTTCCTTTCCCAATCGTCCAACACCGTCCAGTCCTGCTGGTGCATGCCTATCGACATGCGTTCCCTCTGCCGCAGGGATTCCGCCCCCAATGCGGGGCACGGCCTGGGGGATGACGGAGATCCGTCCTGCACCCTTACGGCACAGGGTCACACGCCCGGCGTCTGCTATGCCATCCAGGGGGAAATGGCGGACGGTCGCCGCCTTTCCCAGAATGGCTTGGGCATTTCGGAAAACCTCTCCTACACCCTTGCCACCTCATCGCCTCCCGCCGTCTCCTGGACAGGAGCCGTCCGCAGGCTCATCCCCGTGGAGTGCGAACGCCTGCAAGGTTTCCCGGACGGCTGGACCGCCATAGAAAAATCCCCCGGCAAGCCCTATGCCGACTCCCACCGCTACAAGGCGGTAGGCAACTCCATGGCCGTCCCCGTCATGTGCTGGCTGGGCCGCCGCATCCTGGAAGTAACCGCCGACCGTGAACTCCGCCAGGAAGAAGAAGACGCCTTGCGGGCACTCCAGTCATAACATACCTCCTCCTGACATTCTTCCCGCCATGAAACAGAACACCATTTATACAGGCGATTGTCTGGAACTTATGAAGGACATTCCGGAAAAAAGCATCGGTCTTGTCCTGTGCGACCTGCCGTATGGCATCACGCACAATTCATGGGATAAGCCTCTTGCTCTGGATGTTCTCTGGGATGAATACCGCCGTATCGTATGCCCTTCCGGCTACGTTATTCTTTTTGCCCAGGGACTCTTCATTGCCGATCTCATGGCTTCCAATCGCAAACAATTCTCCCACAAGCTTGTCTGGGTTAAGAGCAGGCCCCGTAGTTTTCTCAACGCCAACAGGATGCCGCTTAAACAGCATGAAGACATTCTCGTTTTCCGTATGGGGACAGGTGCCCCCTATTATCCCCAATACACCTTCGGACATGCTCCTTACACAGACAGACACATCGGGATTTTTCCTTCGTTCAACTATGGCAGACATGAAGTCACGAGGGGAATTCCCCTCATCCACCATAATGACGGAAGGCGTCATCCAGTTGATGTCATCCAAGTTCCTGCCTCCGTCTGGGATAAATCCCCCATTCATCCTACCCAGAAACCTATAGAGCTGGGACGTTACCTCATCCGCCAATACTCCAATCCCAACACCGTTGTTCTCGACAACTGCTGCGGCTCCGGTTCCTTCCTGATCGCCGCCATGCTTGAAAACAGACCTTTTATCGGCATTGAGGCCGATCCTTCCTTCTCCTCTGCCGCCTTTCAAAGAAAGGAATCTATCCGTCTTGAATTGGAAACACATCTCATCCAACCCTAACCCCAACTCCAATCCCATGCTGAACTTCAACACCAACACCATCAACAAAGACGAATGGCTGACCCCTCCCTGGCTTCTCTCCAGGCTCGGTTCCTTCGACCTTGATCCCTGCGCGCTTGTCAACAGGCCCTGGCCCACCACTTCCAACCAACAAAAATAACAACAACAAACATGAACACTACATTATTCAATCCATTCATGCGCATCTGCCGCGCCGCCGCTGAAGAAACGCCGGAAGGGGGCGGACCTCCCGCCCCCCAGCAGCCGGAAGACACGCCTCCGGCCCAGCCTCCCGCTCCCGGAGAAGAACAGGCTCCGCCCAATCCGGACAATCCGGGGGAGGCCGCTCCGGAATCCGGAGAGGTTGACTTCTCCCTGGATACTCCACCTCCGGACGGAAAAGAGCAACCCGGGGACGAAACTGAACCAGGCAATCCGGAGGACAGCAAGGAGCCGGAAAAGCCCTATGAACTCGAATTACCAGAAGATTTGGACGTAACGGACGACTTCAAGGCTACCCTCAAGGAACACGCCAAGGCTTCCGGTCTGGAAGGCAAGGCGGCGGGGAAATTCGCCTCCGGCGTCATCAAATCCATGCAGGAGGCGGAACAGGCCAACATTGCCGCCACCACCAAAGAACTCCGGGAAGACTGGGGCAAAAATTTCAACGCCAACATGAAATCGGTGAAGGAATTTGCGGGCAAGCTCAAACAAAAGTCCGGCCTCACCACGGAGGACTTGGCGCCCCTTCAGTCGCCCAAGGGCTACCGCCTTCTTTACGCCTTGATGAAATCAGTAGGGGAAGACGCCTTCGTTTCCGGGAAGGAAGCGCAGCCGGAAGACCCGCAGAGGGAAGCCCAGCGCATGCTTACTGATCCGTCGCACCGCTACTTCCGAGCCATCCAGGACCCCACCGACCCCCTCTTCAAGGAAGCCAACCAGGAGTATAACCGTCTTGTCGGTTTCTCGCAATAAAGCAGGAGGAAAACACAGCAGGCACCGCTTCCTCAATCCCTTTCCGGCATCTTCCGGAAAGGGATTTTTTGATTCTTTTTTCCCCCGAAACGGACCGACAAAAGACTTACTTTCCGGAAACCGGAGTGCTAACATCCCGCCCATGCCCTCCTTCTCCATGTCCAACTCCGATGCCGATTCCCTGGAAGCGGAACGGCTGATGGAAGCCTTCATTCCTTACATCCGGGAAGAACAGGAACGCCGCCACCCGGAATGGGCGGCCCTGGTGGAGAAAGTCAAAAAGGCAACATCCCTCCTCAAGCACTACGAAAACCGCACGACCTGGAGCGGCCTTGGCGTCGTGGAATATGCGGACTGGTGTTTTTACCCGGAAGAGAACGGGGACATTTGCCGACTAGTGATTCATGCGGACTTGCTCCCGGCCCGTACCCCATCGGACCGGGCTTCCCATGACAGGATGCTTCAAGAGCTACAAGAAATTCTTCGTCCTCTCCAGTACACCATGAGCCAGGCAGAACACACCCTCACCATCCTGATTCTCCTTTCTGAAAACTAACCGTAACAAGGTTAAATGAAGCCTATGTAGCATATTCCATTGCATCATCAATGCCCATGTTATCCTTTTCAGTTGCACAAAGTTGTAAACATGACACTTTTTCCATTTTTACTTGGACATAAAAGCATGCTATACATTATAAATCACGCGCGTAATATAACTATCTGATAGTTAAGGCTAATATTCCCATCATCCGCTCCATTTTCTGACTTCCTAACTTTTAGGAAGTTTTTCTTTTTCAAAAAGTTGGAATTAACGGTGGGAAGATGGATATAAGGTAGTTATTCATTGATTGAACTCTCCACATTCCACAGCACCTGGAACGGTAATTCTCGAAATTGTGGTAACCATAGGAAAAGTTTCATCTTTCGGTGTAATTTTTCCTTGATTCCCTCGTTCTTTCTATGTCTCTACATTCGCGGGATCGGTGCCAGTTACTTACGGATGGTTGCTCCTATTTTTTGAGCTCGAAGTGAGCTTCATGGCCCAGCATTTTGATCATCTCCTTAAACCTGCAAAGGTTTCTTCTACATGGTCTGACTTTTGATTCTCAATAGATACAAGTTTCTTCTTGAATTCTTGGTACACTTCGACGGTCAGATTAATTTCAAAGAGGTACTTCAAGGACTGCTTTCTTATCTGCCAGGTGGCCGGATATCTTTCCTGAAGTAATGGTCGTAGAGTTTTATGCGTTGCCACCATATTGGGAGTAGCAGACGCGGGAAGAGGCATGTACTGGAGGTAAGGAGATGATAGGAGCATGAGGTAGAAAGTATGTCGGAATTTCTAAGCACATCGCGGGATGGTGGGGATATGACCTTGTATGCACAATGTGTTTAACAAGGTTTTTTACAACGCTTTGTTTGTGTTATCCATCTTATGATGAAAAGACAATTTTTATTCATCAGAACTGTGTTTAATAGGTGTTTATATTGATTGAGCACTTCTTGTCTTTGAATTCTTGTCTTTGTAATGTTCTACTGTGGAGAGTTCATTTAAGTCATTCAGTAAAAATATAAGATACATCTGTATGCAAGAAGTACTAATTTTCAGGTTATATCATATAAATAAATTCAAGATATTTTTTTGTAATAGAAAATTATATAGACAGTTTTCTAGTGTCTATGCAATACAAAATAATTCCTTTCTCCCGGATGTAAATCTGTAATAATATCTGATGTAACGGCTAAGTAAATTTCTAATGAATTATTTGTATTGTCATATTTCTATGGTTCCATGGTAATTTTTAAAAATGATTGATTTTTTCGGTGATATATATATAATCTTGTAAAATTTTATATTACTAAATCATGTGTCATTATAGTCATTCATATTGTGAATTTCTTCAATTTAATCCCCCCGAAGTTCCCGTTTCTGTCTCTGAAAAAATTGTACAATGGGAGTGCTTATGTAGAGGTGGTCCTGGAATTATTGAGATTGTAAATTTCAAAGAGATGGACGGGAATAGTGGAGAAATTTTCGAAAAAACAGTTTATATTACTCAAGGATATATACAGGAAATTATTAATGATTTCCTATCTTTTATTGAACCTAAAATAGTGAGAAGTCTTCCTAAGATAATATTGACTGTCAATGATATTCTTCGTGATTCTGAAAATTGCCTAGACTTGGCATTAGGAAAGTATCAACCCTCATCTTATCCTCACTGTGTTAATATAAATTTATCATCGCATGGATTTCTTACTAAAAATAACCCTATTCCTTTGTTGAGAGAAACAATTTTTCATGAATTATCACATTGGCTTTTTGAAAATAGTGATTCTAATAAAAAAAAGGTGATTATAGAGTACTTTATTCACAGAATTTCTCAGGGGCGCAGTAAAGAAAGCCTAAGAGCAAAGTTAGAAGAGCAAAGATCTGATGAACAGAAAAAAGAGCTGCATAATAAATATTTTGGATTTTCTGATAATTTTGGTGTTTCTAATGATCCAGATGATTCGGCAGGGAGGGTTTATGAGAATGATTTTGATGATTCTGATAACTGGGGACGGGAATTTGTCTCAGAACATTTGTCAAAATTAGCCTTGACACCGAATGAGTTTCAATGTTATTTCAACAGTAAGGGTGAAAATGGGGTCTCTTATTGGAAAGACGCATTTAACAAATGCAAATCATTGTTTGTACTATGAGAACGACGACGATAAGTATACGCTACAAAAATGAGAACATGGTTGTTGAAGTAGATAGTATATATAGGGATGTCACTACAGATATTCGTATTAACGGGATGATTTCCCAACTTGAACAGGATAAAATATTTAAGAGTTTATTTTTGAAGACGAGGATAGCCTTTATACTTTTTTCATTAGACGATATGAAAGCAAAATTCCACGGTCTTGAGTATAATGTTGTCTATGGAGAGATAAAGCAAATAGATTATGATATTCCGCATAATGCAATATTCATAAAAACCAATCGTCCCAAAATAGATCGGCTACTAGTCGAAAATCTTGTTTCATTAGGGGAGACAGATAATTGTTTGAAAAACATAGTCAATTATGTTCATAAAACGCCTCTACTACGAGATGTTCTGGCCAATTTAAAAGAAGAAAAAGCTTTGACATGGTTACTGGAAGCTATCGGCAAATATCAGCCTAGAGAAACGAAAAAAGAAGTGCTGCATTCATACCGTACTTGTTTATTTGTCATAGATGTAGATTATGGTAAAGGTCATGTATGTTTGTCCTCTGGTTTATTTGACTATGGTACAAAATTGGAAATGACATTGAAAGATTTTGTGGAGATACTTCAGAGAGAAGTTAACAAGGAGGCTGAGGTATGCCATTTTTCTTCTGAAAGCTTCCCTCAAACATACCTTTTAATGCTCAAAAAGAGTTGAGAAATTCATGTTGAAATAAACTAAATAAATACTAACGTCCTTATAGTTGGCTATCTACATATATCTTGCAGTTTATACTGTGATCGATAATTTTTTTAGTTTGCTTATAAAATTTTTCTATAGTTCAAAGAAAGATGTTCATTAAACATTTTCGATGATCAGTTTTAAGGGAACCATCTTATTCTTTAACTAACATATGTAATGTAGGTTTGATAAAGGGAACTGAGATTAAGAAATCATGCCTGTTCATAAGACCAAAAGAAGACCAGTGTGGCAGGGAGTATATGAATGGTTTCGCAGACGGCTCGGCTAGATCGATATCGAATACGCTGGCCTTTGGTCGAGTGGAGAGCCTCTTGAGACCACTTTTTGCCGATCCGTAATATTTAAAGAGATCCTTTGTCTCCATGGACATTTTATTTTTTCAATTCTCTGACTCTAAATTTATGATCACAGTTGTCACAAACGTGAGAAGTTCATAAAAAGCTGTCTATCTAAATGTTGAGTGGAATATTTGAGTAGTTGCGTAGGAGAAGTCCAACAAGCCTGTTGATTCGGCTTATGAAAAATTGTGGCAGAGCAATCAACCTATATCATATTCTGCTAATGAAATCTAATTGAAAAGAAATATGTATGCTTGATCAAAAGAGCTTGTTAATTTCTCCGTTTTAATGATCGGCTTATCGTAGATAGCCATGCCAACAGGATGCTCCCATGACGACGGCTAGGGCGCTGGGGAGGGATTCCGGGAAGGAGATCGTCATTTTTCATCAACGCATAGTATGATGCATCCTGTAAGAGGTGGTAGGAGTTTTGGCCCAGGAAGCGGCATATTTATACGTATAGGGATTGGTTTTTACCAGAAGCACCAAAGAGGAGGATAGGGGGGAAGAATACGGCAAAGCACGCGGTTTCATAGAGGCTGTTCATCCAGAAAGCATCTTCTCCCCCCAGACGGGGAACGGCCAGAAGGATGGCGAGGGAGATTCCGCATAGCCAGAAGGGGTCTTGATGTTGACTGTTGACGGGCTTGAACAGGTGGAACAGAAGCACAACCCGGAGAGGAGGCTTAACGCTTCATGCAGGATGCTATTTCTTTGGAATAGATGCAGGATTTTTTTCCAGTGGCAGCAATGATTGCTGTGTTATTCGGAAAATGGAGGACACGTTAAATCAGGGGACGGCTGGATCAGATTCCGGTTGTCCCGACTTGGAAAAGGAGCTCCTGTGGAAACCACCACAGAAGCCGTCAACCGTTGAAACTGTCAAAATCCGGGAAGACTCTCAGGCTTTTCACGAGCGAGGATGTTTTCGGGGTTTCCATCATGGATAGGAAGACAGCAGAGTTGTCAGGCCACTTCATTCAAATAACAATAATAAACAAAACCATGAATATTACTAAAGTCGCCCTGGCATCCCAGGATGAAACAACAGAACAGTTTGAAAATACAACAGTACACTTCACGGAAGAAGAACGTGCTGGACGGAATCCGGCCCCTGCTATTCCGGAGGCGTCCTCCGTTTATGCCGGAGACAATACCCACGCAGGTGCAGGGACGTTCAGCGGACCTGTTGTGCTGGACGGAACTTTGACCCCGGATGCACTGGAAACCGAGCGCATGCTCGCGAAGGTGACGGCTTGTTCCTGCATACCTCTGATAAGCGCCTTCAACGCGACGGTCAAGCAGAAGGGGCCTATGGGGTTCAATATTTCCAGACCTGCCGACGGAAGGCCGGTAAAAGTGGGAGGCGTCGGAAATCCGTGGGGGTGGTGGAGCAAGGACAAGGTCGTGGTACAAATCAATTTCGTTCCGGATGAACGGGCCGTTTTTGAGGTGGGCTCATGCACGTTTGCGGATTTTACCGCTCCTCCGGAAGATCATTATGCCTACGCCCATACCATACGGCAGACGGGCAATGCCGCCGGCGTTTATGTCAGTCTTCAAATCGACAGTGCTTTGCGCAAATTCCGGGTGAAATATCATTCCAGGCTTTCGAATTCCGCCGTGGCTCCGGGGGTGCTGAGCGTTTATGAATGGGATATGCCGGAGGAATTTTACAATGTTAAAATGGCACGCCTCATTTATGCCTACCGCCACCAGTATCTGGACGTGTATTACGTGACGCCCTCGGGAGAACTGAAGCTTATCGCCGCTACGCCGGCCTCACAGGGTTACGCCATCACTGAGGCTCAATTGCTGTTTCATGGCAACAGTGAAATTTATTCCGCCATAGCGCACGTGGAGGATAACAGGCTGAGAGACTGGCTCGGCAAGCAGCCGCTTCCCTATTCCCGTTCCAAATGGGGTGAGCGCAATTCGAATGCTCCTTTATCCGGTATCGATCTTCCTTCTGCCGGGGGGAGCTTCCCGTTGACGCTGAATTCCGGCGCCGGTTCTGCATGGACGCTGGTTTCAAAACCCGACTGGCTGGACGCAGGTGGGGAGCATTGGGAGAACGGCGCGGCCATGACCGTATCAGCCGGAGCTGCGGAAGAAACGCGGCATGGCTCGCTCATCCTTGCGACGGATGGCAACCACGCGGCGGCCGGAGTTAAAGCCTATGAAAAAGTCGTCATCACGCAAACTGCCCAAGCGTGA